TTATGTGGATGAAATGTGGATGCCTCCTTTTAACGGATTAAGTGAAATTGCATCCTGGAGGAAATCAGGAGCGAGGTGCGCATAGGTCATAGTTTGCTGGATCGTGGCGTGCCCCATAATTCGCTGGAGCGTAAGTATATTTCCTCCATTAATCATAAAGTGAGCAGCAAAGGTATGGCGTAGAACATGTACAGCCTGTCCTTTTGGTAGGTCTGGCTTAACACTGCGAAGCACCTTGCGATATTCCTCATAATTGACGTCAAACAAAAGGCCGGATTTCTTTGTTTTGATCTCACTAACAACTTCATCAGAGACAGGAATAATTCGAACTTTTCCGTTTTTAGTTTTGTTAAACGTCACGCGATTATTGATGATGTGTTCCGCGCGCAGATTTTTCGCTTCTCCCCATCTCGCCCCAGTACTGAGACAAAGTAGCGTAATCCGCCGGGCATCACCGCTTACTGCATCCAGTAATTTGGCGATTTCTTCCGTGGTGAGATACGTCATTTCGGGTGATTTTCGTTTCAAAGAGGGGAGGGCGCGGAGCGGATTTTCTCCGTGAAATTCCCCGGCATTTGCCAGGAGTGTAAACATTCCTCCGAGATCCGACTCATCACGCCGAACAGTAGACTCTTTTACTCCCAAGGATAAACGGGAGCTTCGATAAGCGGCCATGAAACGAGCATTAATCTGGCTAACCCTTGGATCATTCATTTCTTTGATGATTTTTTTCAACCTGGTTAGAACGCCGTTAGCATATGGCTTATTGCGTCCACCCAATTCCCACCATAACGGAAGCAGATCTGAGAGATGACGTTGCTCTGTTGGCTTTTCAAGCCATTCCTTATCGTGCATGTGGCTGAGAACATAACGCTCAAAGGCCACTGCATCTGCCTTTTTCTTAAAAATCCGCTGAATCCGACGTCCACTTCGGCCACGCGGTCTAACATCCACTTTATACCGTCCACCATCGAGCGCTTTAATTGCCATTGGCAAGCCCTCCGGTGAAACGAGGAAAGACATTTCCAGTTTGTAAAACGTAAGAATAATAAAGGGTTAGCCAATTTTCCTTTCGGATGGGGGTAAGTCCGTTGGCTCTTGCCCATAGTGTGCGAGAGCCGGAGCTATCTGCCCGGATTCAGGCGCAATTTTCCCAGTCATAAACCACAACGCATATTTCTCAAATCTGGGGTTGTTTAGTATTTGCTCAATTACTTCAGCATTAGGGATAGTTTTACCGCTTTCATATCTCCACAGAGCATCACGGTTTAAACCAAGCATTTTTGCTGTATCCGGGAGGCTAGTAAGTCTCTCGCTTTCACGCATGATTTTTATGCGCTCTCCAATAGTCATACGCATGTTGCAATTCTCCAACGTCTGTATTAATGTTTATACAAATGAGTTTGATTTGGGGCATCCGTCGCAAGAAATACCCCAAACAGGGAGATTATCACATGAATGAAGAACTATTGAGGGCATTGTTTAAGATCCCAGACCCCATCACCGTCGATGAGTTTTCCCGCCGCACAGGTAAGACCGAATCAGCCGTAAGAAAGTTGGTAGAGCGTCGACTCATCCCTCTAACTACTGAGCGCGAGGTTTTAGGCGAGGAAGGGAGTTCGCGCCGTCTTCTCATCCTTTGGAATGAGTGGCTCGAAATGGTCTATGACGCAACGAAACAGCTTCCTCCTGAGCGTAAAGATTGGCGCAATCACTGGCTTAAGAAAGCCAAGAAGCTGGCGGAAGATTTGGGATTAGGCTTTCTTAATTTTGCTGCATGAGATGCAGGGAGTTTTGATATGAAACAGCAACGTAATTCACGCTTTCGTAATGGTGCTGAACGCCACGCTAACCGTTTCGCTACCAGTGCATCACGCAGCAACATCCGCTACAGCCTGAGTGATACACACGCAACGCCGGATGGCTACCCAGTAAAACAAATCGGCGAGCATGCCTGGCTGATTGAGAAAGCTGGAATCGTGGTCCACAAATGCCCACGCAATCCGTTTACCGGAAACCGCATTTTTGCATTGAGCTGCGGCGACAATCAATTCGGGCAGGATTTCACATTATACGAAGCACTTCGCACGGTTGATCGTCTGCTTCGTGGGCAAAGTTTTATTAAACAGGCTGATTTATAACAGGTGCTTTATGACCAAAGAGCATGCACAAGGTGTATTTATCCGTTTTATTGATTTTCGCGGTGAACTGTTATTACGCGCATCAGCCATTGACGGAGTTGTTCCATCCGAAAAAAACGCAGCTACTTACGTTTATCTGAACGGTACGCGCCTGACTGTGGAGCTTCTGTACCAGACCGTGCGAGAAATCATTAGCGAAGCTGAAAAGGCACGTCAGGTTAATGGCGATGAACCATATATCGAAATTATTTGTATGGATTCAGAAGCTGAAATTCAGAAAGCAGATTAAAGGGCGTTGCGATGGGCAAAGAATATAAAACTCTCATTAACAAAGCACTTGAACGATTTTATTTTCGCTTAAGTGCATCAGGCGCTCATGCTGAACGTGCAGCCCGTGACTCATTGACCAGGGCAATCCGGAGTTTGTATGACGTCGCTTTTTACGCTGATGATCTGGATGCACTTAACGAACTTTCCGAGCTGATCTGTGCCGCAGAATGCGGGGAACATATTGAACCGTATAAGCTGGGGAATATCGCATGAGTATATTTATCTCATGGCTTGTTCTGATTATTTCGGTGGCCTGCGCCATTGGAATTATGCGAATTATTCATTCAGTAAAAAAGATTGAACGTTTTTTCACTGGTGAATAACGATACAAATAAAACATCAAATTAAATAAGAAAACGTGAAAACCATCCGTATTAACGGAGGTATTCGCACACGCAAATAACGGAGATACAAAAATGCACGCAAAAGAAGAAGGTATCATCAGAGCACTGAAAGAAATTTCAAAGACAGAAAACGAAGTAGCGAAAAAAGCCATAGCAAATAATCATATGGACGTCGCAACCCACACACTGATAGTCGCAAGAGTCACGGCAGAAGCAGCCGAAATTATCGCAAAACAGGATGCTGAACTGGCGGTTCTCAGAACACAACCAGTCACCGGACTGGATTTGTCTAACACCGGACGCCTTATTTACACAATTGGCCCGGAGCTACAGCGATACACCATTATCGCCGGGTTACAGGATAAATACCTGATCACTCCTCACCCCATAAGGGAATCAGAAATTCTGACAAATCTCCGCCTGATAGAGCGCTCTCAAGTCGCATTCATTGATGACGCACAGTGCACCGTATTTAACGCATAGAGTTACTGGACAAAGGGGGCGCAATGGCAATTAAGCATTTTCCCGTCGTTCGCTTTACCTCCAGAGGGCGCGAATACGAGGTCGACGAACGCCTGATTACCACTATCGACAAACATCGTTCGGAAAAGGATGCACACCACATCTACCTCACTGACGGCACTTACTTCTGCGCCACTAATGTGGCGCGGGTAAACCTTATCCGACAGGTACAGGAGCCACGCAGATGACCATTCTGGACTACATCGCTACTCATCCGGGGTGTAGCGGCGGAGAGATCGCCGCAGCACTGAATACTCCAACCACAGCCATTAATGCTGAGTTACGCCAACTTTGGCGCGGCGGCTTAGTCATCAGAACAAACCGCAGCACAGGTGGTCGCGCTCGCAAAACTGGAGGCCAGGCTTCTTACCACGTAAACCCGATGCCGTTCGGGTGTAGCAATCCACTTACTCACATGTTTAACCAGCTACTGAAGGAAGCCAGAACATGAGCACCATCAACCACCAGAAGCTACGCGAACTGGCATTTGCCCTGCAACGAATGGCAACACCTCAAAAATTACTGGCATTTCGCGCAATGCTCTCGCCGTCTGCTGCGCTGGCATTGCTGGATGAGCTGGAGCACGCCAGAACCACGGCTCCTGCCATTCGCCTGACGCTCCATCATGAAATCGCTGATTTCTGCGCGACATTGGAGGTGCCAGGCGAACCGGAAACGCCGGAAGCAATACAGCAAGAGCTGCTGCAACGTATTGACAAGGTTTTTGATTTTTTTTTGAACCAGTAAGAAACCAGAGCATGCACACACAAAAAAACCGCTTGCCATGCCGCAATCAGTCAGGTTACATTTCCGCTGCACCTCATAAAACGGGTGCCGGGTTTCGCAGCCTGCTGACTACAAGAGCGCACAACCGCGCCAGCGGTTTTTTTGTGCGTACTGTATTGCCACGTTTTTTTCGCGTCAGAATTATGGCGGGGCGTACGGGGCCGACTTCGGTCGGGCCGGGATCTCTTGTAGCCGGTACTGCGAACCTCGTACGTCTCGCCACCCACAGTTTCGCAGCTCTGGATGGTGAGTTTTCACAACTTACTACAAGAGGCCACATATCATGGCAAACCGCAAACAGCACCGCACTATCGCGGAGCGTCGTCACATCCAGACTGAAATCAACCGCAGACTTTCCCGCGCATTCCGCGTCGCTAAAATCATGCACATCAATATGCTGCATGAGCGTAGCTGCGAACTTTCAAACCTCTATTCATCCGCTGTTTTCAGCTATCTGGCGGATGATCTGCGCGAGCTTCAACAGCTCATCCAGCAGCAAAACAAACTCCATTAATTCCTGTTCCGGGCCTTTCCTGCACCTTGCGGCGGGAGGCCTTCGCACATCTGTAACAAGAGGATTGCCGCAATGATTCTCGCCAACGACTTTCTTGAATACCTGCTCAACACAGAACGTGATCTTGCCGCTCGCGTGCGTGATCGTTATGACATGTACCTGAAATCCCTGCCTGTACCGCAGCTCGCTGACGGAAAGATTGTTATTGATGGTCGCTACATGATTGACAGCCACGAGGGAAATTACAGGCTTTACCGCATTGAAGGTGGCACCCCGTCCGTTATTGGCATTTACCAGCGCTCATCCTCTGCAATCGTCGATGTGATTGCCGACAGCATCCGCATCACACATCGCCATGCCGACACAGAAGACACCGTGCTGGAAATTCAGCGGCTGGCTGCCGTCTGCCGCGACACCCTGAATGGCATGACGAAGTAAATCACTATGACGGCAGAGTACATCAGGGACTGGCAACAACCGCGCCACGCAGTGGGACGTGAAGGAACGGGGATCCCCGTTCCTGAATCTGCGCTTTCCTCCTGGCTGGATGCCTACCGGGCAGAGAACGAGCGCCGCCAGGAAATGGCTGATGCGGCGTTCTCCGCCACGCCGCTGGGCAACCTGATTAATAAAAGCCTGGATGCACAGGAAAAACAGGACAAAACCATCACACTGGCAGGAGACGCCAGAAAACAGGCACGCGGCGCGGTGGATGAAGCCATGGCCTCGCTGCGCCTGCTGCCGTCCTATCTGCGCGATCCGCTTATTCGCCACCTCTCCTTCCTGCGCAAAAAACAGGAAGTCGATCGCCGGAAAGGCAAAAAGAGCTGGCAGGCTGAACGCTACGCGCGCGGAACCCTGCGCAAAATATTCGAACGTCTGGACCGCACCGACCACCGCTGGCTGACACCGGGTTATCGCTCCCTTGCCGGACGCGAACGCCTGGATGATTTGCTTTACCTGCCGCAGCTCAACAAGCACCAGATACAGACGCTGGCCACCATGACGGCGGCGATGTTCAGCAGCACCTTCGAAAAACTCTGCGATGGCTTTGGCGCGACTGATGGCGAACTGACCATGGATGTAACGCTGAAGGCGTATCAGATGCTGGCCCGCATGGCGTTACACCTGCACGCCATGCCTCCACATTATGACGCACTGACAACAGACAAAGACCGGAGGAACGAACCGGACACGGAGCTGCTGCCGGGCGCAATCCTTCGCCTGACCTGTGCGGAATGGTGGAAACGCAAACTGTGGCTGTTACGTTGCGAGTGGAGAGAAGAACAACTCCGCGCCGCCTGTCTGGTTTCCAGAAAAACATCACCCTATCTGAGCCAGGACGCGTTAAGCGAGTTTCGCGCACAGCGCGAGAAAACACGCGATTTCCTGAAAAGTTTCATGCTGGAAAATGAAGACGGGTTCACGATTGATCTCGAGACAGTGTATTACGCGGGAGTAAGTAACCCGGTTCACCGTAAGGCAGAAATGATGGCCACCATGAAGGGACTGGAACTTCTGGCCGAAGCCCGTGGCGACAGAGCGGTGTTTCTGACTGTCACCTGCCCGTCAAAATACCACGCAACAACGGAGAACGGTCATCCGAACCCCAAATGGAACGGGGCCACCATGCGCGACTCCAGCGATTACCTGGTTAACACGTTTTTTGCGGCGGTCCGCAAAAAACTGAACCGCGACGGCCTGCGCTGGTATGGCATCCGCACGGTGGAGCCTCACCATGACGGAACCGTGCACTGGCATATGATGGTCTTTGCCCATCCGGAAGAAATCGACACCATTGTGTCCCACACCCGCGATATTGCCATTCAGGAAGATCGTCACGAGCTGGGCGATGATATTACTCCGCGCTTTAAGGCGGAGTATGTAGACGGCTCAAAAGGCACGCCAACCAGCTACATCGCCACCTACATCGGAAAGAACCTGGACAGCCGCGCCGTGGATGGCATCGACCCGAAAACGGGCAAACCACGCGTTGACCACGAAACAGGAAAATCAATGGCCGAGAGCGTGGAGCGCGCCATCGGCTGGGCGCGCCTTCACCGGGTCCGCCAGTTCCAGTTCTTTGGCATTCCCTCCCGTCAGGTGTGGCGTGAACTCCGCCGCCTTGCCAGCCAGATGGCACGCAACCCGGAGGGCCCGCAACGGCTGAAGGATGACGCAATGGATGCGGTTCTTGCTGCCGCTGATGCCGGGTGTTTTGCCACCTACATTGAAAAACAGGGTGGCGTACTTGTTCCGCGCAAGGACTACCTGATTCGCACAGCCTACGACCTCGCAGATGAGCTGAACGATTACGGCGAACAGAGTGTACAGATTTACGGGATCTGGTCGCCACTCATCGGGGAATCCTCCCGTGTGTGCACGCACCCGGATAACTGGAAGCTGGTAAGACGTAAACCGGAAGCGGAAGACAGCACCCACGAAAATGGTTTTGACCTTCAGGGCGGCCCTGCCGCCCCTTGGACTCGTGGCAATAACTGTCCCCGTGCACAGGAAACGGACAACAACGGGACAGAACAGCCGGAAGAACGGCCAGCACCGTGGCCGCAGATCCCTGACGGCGTTGAAGTGAATGAATGGATGCGCTCACTGAAACGACACGAACGCCGGGCGCTGATGCGTTCGCTTCGTGACAAACAGGCAAAAAACAGCAGCGATGAAATGCAGAACTGGACACAGAGCCGCAAACAGCCGCGACCTTTGCCTGATAACCACGAGTTACTCGCTAAAGAATGGCGGGAGTCTGCTGAATCTCTCGGCCTGCATATCGGTGAACAACAGATGCAGCACCTGTTACGGGGCGGCAGTCTGTACGTTGACGGCAGCATCATTGCACCGCAGGGATTTGAAATTGTACGCAAACCGGATACCCGCCCGGACAGCCGAATCACGCAGCTCTGGCAGCGCCTGAGCCGTAATCATGGCGTAAGCAGCACGGAGATCCGCCATAACCCGGTCGCCAGCTATCTGGCACAGCTGGGGGCATCAGACCCTGAAGCCGCCGCACGCCTGGCATCCACACTTCAGCAGGACCAGAACACCATGAAAACACCCGTTACCGTGCTTTCTGACATGCTGCGCGCCATCCGCGACGCAGAGCACGCACAGAGAATCAGTGAAACCACTGAACGCGCCAGCCGCAAAGCAGACCTGCTGCGGGGTGGCCTGACCAGCGGAAACAAAAAACAGACAGAAACGGGACTCACGAATCCCGTAAATGACCAAAAAACGCGCAGCGATATATGAAGCGCGCACAAAACAGGCAAAAACGGGATTTCAGAATCCCGTAAACGATTAATTAATCAACATAAGGAAAAGCGACATGAAAATTTGTATCGACGACGGCTCCACCAACATCAAGCTGGCATGGACTGAGAACGGCGAACGCCGCAACGCTATCAGCCCGAACAGCTTCAAGTCGGAATGGTCTGCGCCGTTCGGTGGCACGCAGCCCGCGAACTACATGCTTGATGGCGTGCGCTATGGTTTTGATCCGGTCAGCGATCGCTTTGTCCAGACGACCGACACGCAATACCAGTACAGCGATGTGAATGTCATTGCCATTCATCACGCGCTGGTCAAATCAGGCATCACACCACAGGAGGTGGATGTGGTTGTCACCCTGCCACTGAGCGAGTATTTCGACACAAACGCACAGCCGGACATGGCCAACATCAACCGCAAAAAAGCAAACGTCATGCGCCCGGTGGAATACCAGAACGGAAAAGCATTCACTATCCGTAACGTACGGGTTATGCCTGAATCCATTCCGGCTGGTTTTAAAGCACTGGCTGACATGAGTCCGTTTGAATCCCTGCTGATTGTGGATTTAGGCGGAACCACGCTGGATGTGGCAAAGGTTCAGGGACAACTGGCAGGTATCAGCCAGGTGTTTTGCGATCCACACGTAGGCGTTTCCCTGATGGCCGATGCCGTACTGTCGGTGATGGCCACTAACGGTATGCGTACCAGTCACCACATCGCCAATACCATTATCGAACATCGCCATGATGAAGCCTGGCTGCGCCAGCACATCCACAATGACGCGCATTACGCCAGCCTGGTGGCGGTTATTCGTGAAAAGGAAGAAACACTGAAACAACGTGTGATCCGCGTGCTGGCGGGTTTTTCCGGTTACGGGCGGGTGATGGTTGTCGGTGGAGGAGCGGAGATTGTGGCACCCGCTATCCGCGAAGCCTGCGGAGTTAATGCGACTTTCATCGCGGACGGGGTGCCACAGTTTGCTCTGGTTAATGGGCTGTACGCAATGAACAAGGAGTAAACCAATGACGACACCAACCAGACGGATAAGTTTCTATCTGAAGCCCGCCGCCGTCAAGAACGAAGGCGAAGCATGCGCCTGGCTGGACAGCCTTACACCAGAAGCCCGCAAAAGCGTCCAACGCATGGCTTTTCTGGCCGGGCTGGCACTTCTGAAAATGAATCCGGCAGAGGCTTACCGACTGGCCGCATGGGCTGACGATGAGGCGTTATCAGTGACACAAACCAGGACAGAACGCCTCGCGTCACAGACAGCACCAACCGCACAGATAACCAGCCAGATGGCAGGGAATATCCGGGCATTATTTCCTGAATGACGAATTTGACGGCTTTTAATTTTATCGGGGCGCACTGTCGCCCCGCACGAGGAAAACACAATGAAAAAATACGAATACATGCTAATGAAAGAAGCACTGCGGGCTGGTCTGGCTCCCTGTCCTGTATCCGTAGAAGCTGTTGTTGGGAACACGATTTTCCGAACGCTGCGAAATCGCGTATCCGTGAAGATGATTCACCAACCACCCAAATCTACTAGCATGATCTATCTGCCGCTGCCCGAGGCTATCAAATTTATGCGTTCGCTGAAATTTGCGATTTGGATGCAGACACAACTCAACAAAGCGGTGCAAAACACCTTCGTTAAGAAACTGATGCCGGAGCTTGCTGCCAGATGTGCAAAATGTACCAGACCCGCACTTCAATTTGATCTGTCATTGATTCAACAAGCTACGGAGGCAGAACTGTACCGCCTGTCACCTCTCCATGATGTTCACACGGAAGCCTCAGAAATGTTCCGGCTCATGTTTCAATTTAATTTTGCCGTTCGACGCACACGCGTTCAGGTCAATCGCATGATGCAGGCGCAGGAAGAGCTGGCGCTACTCCGCAAAGGAGGCAACCAGTGAGCAAGATTGACTATCAGGCATTACGCGAGGCGGCACAAAACTATCAATCGACGCTGGCGTGGTATGAGGTTGACGCGGGCTAGTTTTGCCGCAAGGATAATTCGTTTCAGCGGGTGATTTTTTGCGCTATCATTCCGGCAGTGGTTCACGATTATTGGCAGGAAAGGCAATTATGAGCAGTAAAAAAAATAAAATAACATCTATGGCCGCAGCGCTGGCGGTGGCTCTCGCCCCTGTTCCTGCCAGTAGCATTGTGCATCATGACTTATCAATCTCCCGGCACAGTACGTCTACGCTATCCCTCCAGGACGTAAAGGATTCTGTGGCATACCTTCCTATTGATGAGGCCACCAGTTATATGCTTAACCTGGCTGATAGGATGAAGACACACAGGGCAAACCTTCGCATCGAATGGGAAGAAAAGCAGCTCCCTATTATTCTGAAAAATCAGAAAAAAGAGACTCAGGAAGGGTTTGAAAGCCTTTTCCGTCATATTGCGGTATGTGCAAGTTTTGTCGAGGCTGCAAAGGTTGCGCTGAAAAGCGTACCTGAAAGTAACGCGGAACTGAGAAAAGAGATTGTCGCTTTTGCTCGTTCCGCTGCGACGCTTCGCTATACGATTGAAGATATTTTATCCTTCATTGAAAGCACGCATGTGCCGAAGAAAACTTCAGATGCTGATCTGGGTGTTACCGCCGATCAGGTTCACGCACTTATCCGCAGTGAACATAAAAAGCTGGGCCTTGAAGATCCAACGTTCCATTAAGGCAGGGCCATGATTAAAGTCTCTGTCCACAATGACATAGAACTCCCCGCAGTTGCTCGTAAATATGCACATGCTTTGCAGTCATGGAAAAACGGCGGATCTTTACCCTCAGTCTTTGGCAACGAAGGGCAGTGGGAAGATAGCGGGCGTCTTCGTGATTCTTTTGTTTTTAAGATTCACATTCGTTTACCTGATGAACAGCCGTGGCCTGCAAAGCTACCTGCCGCCTCGCGTAAATCAAACAGTTATCTTGTTTACTCCCGCCATTTCTTATATCCAGATAAGTATCAGCTAATCAGCATTATGACACCCAATGCGCATGAGTTAGCCCGTACATCCTACATGGCAGAAATTGAGCGCAGAGCAGAAGAGTTCCAGTCTTCTTTTTGAGTTTTGCGACGACTATCTATCAATCCCTTACTAATCTGAAAAGCTGCCTTTTAAAGGCGGCTTTTCTTTCTTCCTGGCCTTCTTTCTCTGTTGCACAATAGTGCACAAATTTGCACAATTTTTTTGAACGACTTTTTGCCCTTCCGGCCCGCGTGGCGGCTGGATCCGTCAGGGATCCGTGCGTGCACAAAAAAACGCGTTTTTTCTGCGCGCAGGTGACGGGGGAACAGCCCGCGTTTCAGGGGGTAAATAGCATTCCCTGAACGATGTCGCAGAGATACAACAGAATGGCTGTATTTCTCACGCTGAGCGTGAAAAAGACGTGAGGGCTTTTGATTTGATGGGGTGAAAGGTAAGGCCGTCAAAATCGCACTGAGACGGCGAAAACATGCAGTCAACGCGGTGGAATTGCGTAAGAGTCTGACTGTCGATGATGGCAATCAGCAGGAAAGCGTCGTGAAATTATCTGACTGATACAGGAGCTGCTTCGCCGGGGCATAAATTTTTTATGCCCCGGCGAAGCAGCAGACAAGCGAAGCGCGTCAGGATGTGGGCTGGGTGTCTAACAGTGCGTAAGGGTTAAAGCGGATCACCTCTTCGCCAAGCCAGTCATTGATGTGCTTCATGGCCTCCATGACGGGCATCAGCTCGTTAATTGCGTAAACCCGCGCGGCCTTCTCCACATCACCAAACGCACTTTTTTCGCCCGGCATCGCCCCCATCAGTTGCGGCGGAACGCGGTGCGCAGCCAGCACATCATCACGGGATGCCGCCTTAACATTCATGAACTCATCCTTTGCGGTGATCTGCTGGAACGGCAAAATTTGCACCCCCTCTTTGCCCCCGTTGGGCGCATGGATGAGCACGTTTTTAAACGCGCCACCACCGCGCGCACCCTGTAACGTTTCTTTCAGGGAGTCCATGCTTTCGCGGTTTACCTGCGCTGCACCGATGTAGATGATGCACCCGGCGTGGGATCCGTTGTCGTAATACAGTTTTCTGAACATGTCCGCCGAATGAGACAGGCTGGCCGAGAGTAATGCGCCGAGATATTCCGGCATGCCGTAGATTTCCTGGCTAATGTCAGGATTCATCAGGTGGCACACTTTGCCAGGGCGAAACTGGAACGCGTCCTTGCCATCCTGCACATACCACCATGATTCAAGATCGCTTCCGCGTCGCATGTATTTCGCCAGTGCGTGCCGTAATTTAAGCGGTTCGCCGAGCATATTGCTTCGAAGCTCAAGGAATGCGTTACCGAACACAAACCAGTCCAGCGCCAGCGCCGAGAAATCCTGCCGGGAAAGCAGCGGGTGCGGGATGTAGCAACCGAGTAATACATTGCGCTTAAAGTAAAGCGCAGACTGATGCCAGGACGTTTGCCGGGCTGCTCTTGCCAGACCGTACCAGTCCACCGGGGTTTCATACCACCGCCCGTTATCAGCACAGTACATATTGTCCAGCAGGTCATGCCCGGTCAGGCGATAAGGACCATCAAATGTGAATGCACTGAGCGATGATTCTTTCCTGAGCGCATCAGCGAGATCAATGCGTGAACTCATGCGCGCTTTTTTATTTTTTCTGCTCATCAGAACTCCATAACCGTGAAACGCTCGTTTTCTCCTTCGCCGCCAATCGGTTCGTTAATGACAGCAAGCATGGTTGCCCACGCAAGGTCGCCGTGGCTGATCCCCCTCGCGCGGTCCGTTTCGTAAGTGATAAAGCCGCCCGGTGTTTTCACCTTACGCACGGCGTTAAAGGCCGCGACCAGCTCGCGTTCGGCGCGATCGTATTCCCACCGTCCGGCACGCATTATTTGCAGCATTTTCAGTACCAGCGACCGTTTGGATGACAGCGTGAAGGTGTACGGAATAGCAGCAGGGAAAAACCGCTTCACTATCTGATAAACAGCCTCCCCGTTCCCGCCCGTCACATCAATGCCGATGTGTTCCACGTTGTAGCGACACGTGAACTCTTCAATGACTCTGGCCTGTTCTTCAAACTCCAGCCCCTGAACGCGTCGCGTCTCCACCGTTCGAAAACGGCCACCAGGAACAGCCGGAGGAACCACCACGGACACAGCGCCGCTGTCGCCGTTGCCACTGCTGCCGTTTGCGTCATACCCAATCCATACCGGACGATTCCCCATCGGGCGGGGAGCAAAAGGTTTCCAGTCTTTCCAGTCGTCGTATCCGTCAACACCGCAGCCAATCAGGATATTCAGGTTAAATGCCGATTCCCCTTCGCGAACAAACTCACACATATAGAGATTGAGGAACTCGTCTTCGGTGTTTTCATCACGGATTTCGTCAATATCGGTGTGTTTCCAGCCGTGATTAACCACATCTTCCAGCGTAACAATTTGCCGCCACGTCCGGTCAGGGCAGATAAGCCCGTTATGCAGCGTTTTCCAGTCCACAGAAAAACGCTGGCGTTTATGCGAGGCCTTTTTCTCGTTCCAGCGGTCGCCGTTCCAGTAGGCGTATGCCTCGTGCGTTTCGGTGGATGGCGTGGAGAAGTAGGTGCGCCGCAGTCCGCTGAGGGTTGCCATAGCGCCAGCCACCTTGCGCAGTTCAGCAAAGCGACTGACCCAGAAAAATTCATCAAAATAAAAATTGCCCGTATAGGACTGTGCCGACGCAGCAGAAGTGCCGAGAAAATGCAGCTCTGCGCCGTTGGAGAGGATGATTTTATCGCCCCCTTTCAGCTCCACATCAACTTCAGCCGCGGCCTTCTGAATAATGCTTTTAAACTGGAACGCCTGACGACGCGACGCAGACAAAAAAATCTGGTTACGCTGGTAAGGTTGCGCCACATCGTCACGCAACGCCATCAGCAGAGCTTCCTGTGCAAAATACCAGGTCGCCCCAATCTGTCGGGATTTCAGGATCATCCTGTTACGTATCCCGGCTTCCCTGCAAAGGGTCAGGGAGTCAAACCAGCCCCGCTGATGCCACTCCAGCCTGCTGATGATTTTTTCCCGCAGTGCGGCAATCTGTTCCGGCGTGAAATGATTTTTGAGTTTTTTCGCCCGGCCTTTCTTTCCTGCGGCCATCACATCCGGCTGGCCATCATGCAGCTTTTTAAGCTGCCGGGTCAGCAGGTCTATTTCCTTAAAGTCACCGCCTGTTTTATTCTGTTTTTCAGTAAGCTGGATGAGGCGCGCATCGATGGACTGCGTGACACGCTGCACGGGTGGCGTTTCATCCCACTGGTCGCGTTTTTTCCACGCATAAATCGTGTTCGGGTTTATTCCCATCAGACGTGATATTTCTGCGGGCGGATAACCCTGCCAGTAAAGTTGCCGCGCACGCTGGCGCACAAAAGCGTCCTGAATCATTGCTCCCCCTGAGTAATTACAGGAAGATTACCCGCGCGCGAAACCGTTCTCCTTAACCCCCTGTTCTGGCCGTTTTCTTACAACAAAAGCCCTTTGTATCAGCCTGTTACGCTTTGCCATCATGACTGAAGAACCAGTCAGAGGGGCAAAAACTATGGCTAATGAAAAAAAGACATCCCGCAAAAAGTTTCGCGTGGCTGTCTCCGGATCAACTGTTGATGGCCGCGAAATCAGCCCGGTACATCTGCGTGAAGCCGCCGAGAACTTCAACCCGGATGTTTACGCTGCCCGCGTGAACGTTGAGCACTATCTCTCGCCATGCCCGTCAAGCGAATTTTCCGCAATGGGCGATGTCACCGCGCTGAGTACGGAAGATATTACGGAAGGCCCGCTGGCCGGACGTACTGCGCTGTATGCAGAAATCGAACCGACCGAGCGCATGAAGCAGCTTGTCGCTGACGGCAAGAAAATCTATTCCAGTATCGAACTGCACCCGCAGTTCTCCGTTAACGGGCGCGCCTATCTGGTCGGGCTGGCGATGACCGACACCCCGGCAAGCCTGGGCACTGAGCGCCTGAAATTCACGGCACAGCAACGTCAGGCGGTGATGACGTTCAACAGTATCCAGGGTGAAGCACCGCTTATCTCCGAAGCCATCGAGTCTGAAATCATCGAAATGGCAGAACAACGCCAGGAAGAAGGCACCCAGTGGTTTAACCGCGTAATGGGGATTATTGGTCGTGGCCGCAAAGCGGATGACGCCAGTTTCTCCCGTATTCAGGAAGCGGTGGAAAGCGTCGCAACGTCACAGGCCGACATTATCGACCGTTTTAATGTGCTGGAAACCCGCCATCAGCAGGACCGCCAGAAAATCACGTCACTGACCACAGAGCTGGCAGCACTGAAGGAAAAACTGCGCACGCAGGACGGCGATCCGCAGAACCGGTTCACCGCAACGGGCGCAGCCTCCGACCAGCTGGCTGACTTCTGATAAGACAAAGGAGCAAATTTTTATGAATCTGGTGATGTCAGATATTACCCGCAACAAGCTGGGTTGCTATATGGCGCAGCAGGCGTCGCTTAACAATATCCCGGTTTCTGCACTGGTATCGCGATTTACCGTGGAACCCGCAGTGCAGCAGCGTTTTGAAAACGCCTCAAAGGAAAGTACCGAATTTACGAAAAGAATTAACGTGATCGGCGTGACCGACCAGAAAGGCGAAAAAATCCTCCTGGACACCACAGGACCGATTGCGCGCACGAATACCAGTTATGACGGCACAAAACGCCGTAACCCGAATAACGTGGTTGATCTGAAAAACCGCAAATACCAGTGCGAACAGGTGAACTACGACACGTTTATTTCATATCCGCAGCTTGATGCCTGGTCGGCACACCCTGATTTTCAGTCCCGCATCAGCGCACAGATTGCCCGGCAGGTGGCACTTGACCGCATCATGATCGGTTTCAACGGCACGTCTCACGCGGATGAGTCCAACTTCAGCACCAACAAGCTGCTTCAGGACGTTAACGTGGGCTGGCTGGAGCACATCAGAACCGACGCCAGCGAGCGCGTTATGAATGACGTGACGCTGACCTCCCGCAACATGGACAACACCGTGGCGCACGCGGGTAAGTATGCGAACGCTGATGCACTGGTACAGGACGCACGCTCATCCCTGCTGGATGAATGGCACAAGGAAGCTGACGACCTCGTGGTGATTATGGGGCGCAACCTGTTTAACTCGCTGCGTCTGCCCGTGCTGAACAGCATCAGCGGCCAGAATCCCAATGCGGAATTACTTGCCGGGCAGCTCATCCTGTCATCGCGCACCATTGGCGGGCTGGGCGTGTTCCTTGCGCCGTTCTTCCCGGATGCAACGATGCTGATCACCTCGTTCAACAACCTGTCGATTTACTGGCAGAAAGGTTCAATGCGTCGTCTGATGAAAGACGAACCGGAATACAACCGCATCGCCACCTACCAGTCCATCAATGACGCTTATGTCGTTGAAGACTATGGCAAGTGCGCGATGGTCACTGGCCTGAAGTTCGCCGACAGCTAATCAACTCACGGCGGGCATCATGCCCGCCTGTAACGGAGAGAAAAAATGATTACTCCTGCACAGCAACACTGGCAGAACGTGATGGCACAGCGCGCAGGCCGGGCGAATGAAGGCGTGGACCACGCCGCGCGTACCGCGCATGAAGAGGTGCTGTATCGTCTGCGTCTGGCACAGGCCCGGCTTAAGGGCGTACAGGCCAGAAGCGCGAAAGCCGCCATCAAAAAAGAGTTATTGCCGGACTTTTCCGGCTGGATTGAGGGAACGCTGGAGGCTGACGGCGGGCAGCAGGATGAAGTGATTGCCACGCTGATGGTGTGGGCGATTGACTGCGGCGATCTTCCGCTGGCGCTGCGTATTGGTGCATATGTGGTCCGTCACAACCTCATCATGCCGGATAACTTTGGACGTACTGCTGCCACGGTACTGACCGAAGAAATCTGCAACCCGGTACTGACGCAGGCCGGGACGGATGCCGACGCGGATTTATCCGCCTTTATCGAACCACTGGACACACTTTGGGAAATTGTCGCCAACCAGGACATGCCGGACGAAGTGCGCGCCAAATTATGCAAGGCGTGTGCCTTTGCCCGTCGTGGCCTGACCGATGCAGACAGCATGGCCTCATCACTGAAGCTGCTGCGCGAAGCGATGCACCTGAACCCGAACGCAGGTGTGAAACGCGAGATTGCAACCCTTTCCCGCGCCCTGAAAAAAGCCGATTCCGCAGACGCATCAGAAGACGCCAGCGCACAGCAGGCGCAGGACGAAAGCAGCAAAAGTAAAAAGACAACGCGGAAGCCTGCAACACGAAAAACCACCGCGACGCAGAAAGCGAAGCGCGGTTAACGACTGACCCCGTCAGCGGGCGGCGTGCGCGGTGTTCCGGTTTGACTCCGTGACCGTTTACACCGCGCACCCACCGCCCGATTTTTTTTCAGGAGTGAACCCCATGAGTATGGTTGCCAGAACTGAACCAAGACCCGCAGAGGACGACATCACCGATACCGATGATGGCGACACTCGCATTTCAGCAGGTGCATTCTGGCCGGATATTGTGCTGCGCGAGCTGCGTCTGGCGGTACGACTGCCGGGCCGCGTGACCACCTCCCGCCTGCTGCATACTGCCACCGGGGCCGTGGCTCACGTTACCCGCGAGCTGGAAGCATGGCAGCAGGAACAGCAGGCGGCTGGCCATCAGACGCTGGCCGATGTTCCGGCACCCGTAATTAACGGAGAAAGCGTCAATCTCTGGCACTGGCGCAATGCTGTTTATACCGCCACACGCGCCCTGATTCTGGAGCGTTACCGCGATGCGGACACAACGGACAAGGGCGACCGCCGGGCGGACGCACTGGATATACAGACATCGGATTTGTGGCGCGATGTGAGCTGGGCCATCTCTGACATTCTGTGCCGCCCGCGAATCTTTGCGGAGCTGTGCTGATGAAAGTGAAGGCACAGGAAGGCGACACCGTGGATTCGCTCTGTTTCCGGTACTACGGCACGACGCAGGGCGTCACCGAAAAGGTACTGGATGCCAACCCCGGACTCTGTCAGCAGGTATTTCTGGACGCCGGGCAGGACGTGGAGATGCCGGAGCCGGAGAAGAAGAAACGAGAAATGATTCAGTTGTGGGGGGGGTAGTAGTGAGCACCATTCAAACAGGGATCACAGAGCAGGTTATTGCGTGGCTCTTTGACCACCTGCCAACGGTGTATGCAGCAGGCGCGGCGGTCAGCATTTCCGCGCTGATGAGTCTTTATGACGGACGAACGCTGGTTCAGACCGTAACGGGATCGCTGGCGTGCGGCGTTCTTGCCATGGCCGTGGCCGGGTCGTTGCGCTTCTTCGGAGTTCCTGAAGATGCCGTGACGTTTTTCGGCGCATCTATCGGTTTTATGGGCGCAGAAAAAGCACGCGACAAGATCATTGCCGCCTTTAACCGCATAACCCAAAAGGGAGATGAATAAGTCGCAGGCTTAAAGCCGGTAATCACCATAAAAATCATTCACAGAGGTGACGAAATGAAATCGAAAGACGAAATTTTTGATGCCGTTCTTGGCAAAGAAGGCGGCTACGTCAATCACCCGGATGACAGAGGCGGTCCGACAAAATGGGGCATCACTGAAAAGGTGGCACGGGCGCACGGATACCGTGGCGATATGCGTGATTTAACGCGCGGACAGGCACTGGAAATCCTTGAAGCTGATTACTGGTACGGACCGCGTTTTGATCAGATAGCGAAGCTGTCCCCGGATATTGCCGCAGAACTGTGTGACACCGGAGTAAATATGGGACCGTCTGTGGCAACCAGAATGCTTCAGCGCTGGCTGAACGCATTCAATCAGGGCGGGAAACTGTATCCCGATATGGACACGGACGGACGCACTGGCCCACGCACGATTAACGCATTGTGTGCATATCTGGAAAAACGCGGTCGGGACGGCGAGATGGTGATGTTAACAGCACTGAACTGTACACAGGGTGAACGCTATCTGGAGCTGGCGGAAAAACGCGAAGCCAACGAGTCGTTTGTCTACGGCTGGATAAAGGAACGCGTGGCAGCATGAGGTTATGGACTTCTCTGGGCGTCGCTTTTCTTCTGATTGCCGCATGGGGAACATCCATGCGTCTGTCGTGGTCGCTGGGCCGGGAGAACGCCAGAAACGAAGCGCAGGCCAGCACCCTGAAAAGTACCGTCGACACCCTGAATATCATCAGCACCGGGGTACAGGATATGCAGCAGGTGCTGGCGCAACTCCGCGTGGAAAATCAACAGAGAAATCAGGACGGAGAGGCCAGACGTGAACAGCTACGCAACGATATTGCAAAAGATGAATGCGCCCACGCTTTGCCTGACGCTCGTTTTACTGACAGGTTGCGCAGGCACGCAGAACGCGCCACGGCCAGCGCCGTCAGTCCGGCTTATACCGCAGACGCTGACCATACCGGTAACGCCTCCCCCCTTCCCTGATACTCCCACATGGGGAAATCTCGGTATATGGGGCGACCGCCTTCTGGATGCACTGGAAACCTGTAACGCGGATAAACGGGCCATTGAATTACTGGAACAGCGCAGGCTGCAACGACTGAACAACGAGGATAACAACCATGCTGAAAACTGATTCCCTGCGTGAAGCCATGACCCGTTCATGCCGATGGTGTCAGGCCAACCCGGAAAAATTCACCATTTTCGTGGAGAGCGGCAATATTGAAACGACCGGAGAAACTCCCTCGTTTGTTTACCGCTATCAGATGGTGATGTTTGTCATGGATTACGCCGGAGAGCTGGACGACCTCACGCTGCCGCTGCTGGCGTGGTTATCCGAAAATCAGCCACAGTTGTTGCTCAATCCGGAGCGTAATCAGGACATCAAATTTTCTGCCGTTATCAATGACGATGACAGCGCCGATCTCCTGTTTACGCTCCCCCTGCGGGAACGCGTTCGCATCACGCGCAGCAGTCAGGGTACACCGCAGGCAGAACACCTGCCGGAGCCAAAACCCCGCCTGCCCTCTTCCGAAGGCGACTGGTCGCATGTATTCCAGGATGTGACGTGGGGTGAAAGCGATGGATAAGGCATTCATCCGCGTGGATGAAACCTTTGAGGCCATCCGCGACAGCCTGAATCAGCAGGCCATCAATAACATCGCCAGAAAGCTGGCACAGGATTTACGCCGCGCCCAGCAGGCGCGTATCCGGTCACAGAAAGCGCCGGACGGGACCGCGTGGACACCACGCAGACGCCGCGTAACCCGGATACAGGAGCGCATTCGCTTTATCTGGAATAACGAAGCACGCACGCTGAAAAACTGGCATCACGACACGGGGAAATACGGGCGAACCATTACCGGGTGGGATGAGGATAAAAACAATATCCGCACGTTTTACCGGGATGACATCGACCGTTTTCTGGAAATACGCACCCGGCGCATCAACCAGGATAGCACAAAGCGCGTCCCCATGTTCGTAAAACTGCGCACCGCCCGCTACCTGAAAGCCCGTGCAGATGCTTCCGGTGTGACGGTGGGTTACAGCGGCGTGGCCGCACGTATTGCCCGCGTTCATCAGTTCGGTGAGCGCGATCAGGTTGCGCCGGGCATTTTCACCGATTACCCGGTACGTGAGCTGCTGGGTATCAGCCAGGCAGATGAGCGCCTGATTTATAACACGGTGCTGGGCCGGATTGCGGAGGCTGTACGGTGAGCGCAGAACTCATGCGACTGCTGAGCAATATCATCCGCACCGGGATCATCTCTGAAGTTGATGAGGAATCCTGGCGCGTGCGCGTTCGCAGCGGCGAACTGGAAACAGGCTGGCTGCGCTGGAACACCACGCGCGCGGGTGCCTTCAATGTGTGGCTGCCGCCATCACCCGGCGAACAGGTGGTAATTGCCTGCATCGGCGGCAACCCGGAAACCGCCATGATAATTGGCAGTCTGTGGAGTGATGCCATTCCGGCACCCGGCAAAAGCCTGAAAGAAATCGTGGTCAGCGCGCCGGATGGCGCGGTGTTCCGCTACGACGCGGACGCAGGCGCACTGAGCGCCAGCGGCATGAAAACGGCCACTTTGCAGGCATCCGTCAGCGTGAAACTGGATACGCCCGTCGTGGAATGCACAAACCTTCTGAGAACGGCGACGCTTGACGTCACAAAAGGAGGAAAGATGAGCGGCAATATCACGCACAGCGGCGGCAACTTCACCTCAAACGGCATTACCGTGCATACGCATAAACACGGTGGCGTGAAAGGCGGCAGCGATTCGACAGGAGGCCCGCAGTGACAACCCGCTACACAGGAATGAATCCGGACGGGACGGGAAACCTGAACGATACGGAGCACCTGAAACAGTCAGTCAGGGACATCCTGACCACCCCGCTGGCAAGCCGGGTTATGCGACGGGAATATGGCAGCCTTGTGCCTGATTTGATTGACGAACCCATGAATAACACCACGCGTCTGCAATGCATGAGTGCTGCCGTGATTGCACTGACACGATGGGAACCCCGCATTGCCCTGGATGCCATCGATGTTGTCTGGAAGGCAGGAGGCCGCGCCGGGGTGACGCTGTCGGGCACCGTCATGCAGACCATGCAGAATGTTGAATTAACCATCACGCTGAGAGAGTAAATCATGCCTGCCGTTGACCTTTCCCAGTTACCGGAACCCGCCATCATCGCGGAGCCTGATTTTGAGGCAATTCTGGCTGACACAAAGGCCATGATGATTGCAGCTTATCCCGCCGAACAGCGTGAAGCCGTCTCCGCCGCGCTGGAGCTGGAATCGGAACCCCTGAACGTTATCGCCCAGACAACAGCGTTTCGTGAAATGCTGTTACGCCAGCGGGTCAATGAGGGTGCACGCGCCTGCATGTTAAGCCACAGCGCCGGGACAGACCTGGACAACCTCGCGGGCAATATGAACACAAAGCGCCTGGTTATCACTCCGGCAACGGATACCACCGACGCGGTGATGGAGAGCGACACCTCGCTGAGACTGCGGGCGCAGCGGGCGTACGACGGCCTGAGTGTTGCTGGCCCGTCAGGTGCATACGAGTATTTTGCCCGCAGCGCCAGTGGTCTGGTGCGTGATGCGCGGGCTATCAGTCCGTCTCCGGCAAATGTGACGGTTTCCATCCTGTCCACTGAAGGCGACGGCACAGCAACGGAGGCGTTGCTTAATACCGTTCGCGCCGTTCTGAATGCAGAGGATACCCGCCCGGTGGCCGACCGCCTGACCGTACAGAGCGCCAGAATCGTGACATGGCGGCTGAATGCAAAACTGTACTTTTACCCCGGCCCGGAATCCGAACCTATTCTGGCTGCGGCTGAATCGTCGTTCAGGAAGTGGCTGGCTGAGCAGGGGCTTATCGGTCAGGACGTGGCGTTGTCCGCCATTGCTGCCGCACTGCATGTGCACGGTGTGCAACGCGTGGAGATAATCGAACCCACACAGAATATGGCCATCAGCGACATACAGGCGGCGCGCTGTGAGTCATTCACCATCAGCGAAGGTGGGCGTAATGAGTAATTCACTGTTACCACCATCAGCCAGCAATTTCATGCGTTGTGCCGAAGCCGTCGGAACACGCATTACAGACATTCCGGTAGACCTCAACACGCTGTGGTCGCCGGACACCTGCCCGGCGCATCTGCTGCCTTATCTCGCCTGGGCGTTTTCCGTTGACCGCTGGGATCGCAACTGGCCGGAAGAGACAAAGCGACAGGTGATTCGTGATGCATGGCTGATACACCGACACAAAGGGACCATCAGCGCACTGCGAAGAGCCGTGGAGCCTCTCGGCTACCTGATTGAAGTAAAGGAGTGGTGGCAACTCAACGAGGAGCCAGGAACATTTCGCATTGTTGTCGGAGTACTTGATCAGGGCATCACCGATGAAATGTATCAGGAACTTGAGCGCCTTATTGCGGATGCAAAACCAGTAAGTCGCCATCTGACAGGGCTGGCGATCAGTCTGAGTGTGAACGGAAAGATTTTCGTTGGTACGGGATGCTATCACGGCGATGCCCTGACGGTTTATCCCTACACCCCGGAGTCCATTATTGTCGAAGGGGATTATTTCCCTGCCCCGGCCATTCATTTAATTGATAATCTGAGAGTAAACGCATGACAGTGAAATACTACGCCATTCTGACTAATCAGGGCGCGGCACGACTGGCTAACGCGACGATGCTCGGCAGTAAGCTGAATCTGACGCAAATGGCCGTTGGTGATGCAAATGGTGTGTTACCAACACCAGACCCTGCACAAACAAAACTGATTAACCAGAAACGCATTGCACCGCTGAATCTTCTGAGTGTTGACCCGAACAACCAGAACCAGATTATTGCGGAGCAAATCATCCCTGAGAACGAGGGCGGATTCTGGATACGTGAGATTGGGCTTTATGATGATGAAGGCGTACTCATTGCGGTGGCGAACTGCCCGGAAACGTACAAACCGCAGTTGCAGGAAGGCAGTGGTCGTACCCAGACTATCCGCATGATTCTGGTTGTCACGAATACCGAAGCTATCACGCTGAAAATCGACCCGTCTGTGGTTCTGGCAACCCGCAAATATGTGGATGACAAAATCTCAGAGCACGAACAGTCACGACGCCACCCGGACGCCTCGCTGACCGCAAAAGGTTTCACTCAGTTAAGCAGTGCAATTAACAGTGAATCAGAAACACTGGCCGCAACACCGAAAGCGGTTAAGGCTGCATATGACCTGGCTAGCGGGAAATATACCGCCCAGAATGCCACCACAACACAAAAAGGGATTGTTCAGCTCAGTAGCGCCACGAACAGCACGTCTGAAACACTGGCAGCGACACCAAAAGCCGTTAAGGTGGTAATGGATGAAACAAACAAGAAAGCCCCATTAAACAGCCCGGCACTGACCGGAACGCCAACAACGCCAACAGCGCCACAGGGGACTAATAATACTCAGATCGCAAGCACGGCTTATGTTATGGCCGCGATTGCCGCGCTTGTAGACTCGTCACCTGACGCACTGAACACGCTGAACGAGCTGGCGGCGGCGCTGGGTAACGACCCGAATTTTGCGACAACCATGACTAACGCGCTTGCGGGTAAGCAACCGAAGGATGCTACCCTGACGGCGCTGGCAGGACTTGCTACAGCAGCAGATAAACTCCCTTATTTTACAGGTGCAGATCGCGCCGCGTTAACCGCACTGACAAGTGTTGGACGTGCCATTCTTAGTAAGCCCAGCACGCAGGGGGTTCTTGATTACCTTGGTTTGGGAGAAGGCTCTGCATTACCCGTTGGTGTGCCTGTTCCATGGCCTTCAGCCACTTTGCCGACAGGCTGGTTGAAATGCAATGGCGCCGCCTTTGATAAGGTTAAATATCCCCATCTTGCTACAGCATATCCATCAGGGAAACTACCTGATCTCCGTGGTGAGTTTATTCGTGGCTGGGATGACGGACGAGGCGTTGATGCTGGACGTGCTTTATTGAGCATTCAGACTGGGATGCTGGAGAAGCACCGCCATATTGTTGTTGCCAACGATGGGTATGATTCAAAAGAGGAATGGGAACTGGCGACAATCTTCAGAAGAGCATATACGCAAGGCCGGGGGCTTGATGCTGCCGATGTCGGAGGAACTCTGATTCCATCACCAACGCTACATACACGAGGGAGTATTGGTAACACAGGTGGGAGCGAAACCCGTCCACGAAATATTGCATTTAACTATATCGTGAGAGCTGCATAATGGATAAAGCCGTATTAAATAGCGAACTTATTGCCACGAAGGCGGGGAATATTACCGTCTATAACTATGATGGTGAAACACGGGAATATATTTCCACTTCAAATGAATATCTTGCTGTTGGTGTCGGTATCCCGGCATATTCCTGTTTAGATGCTCCTGGCACATATAAGGCTGGTTATGCAATCTGCCGTTCAGTAGATTTAAACTCATGGGAATATATGCCAGACCATCGCGGTGAAATTATCTATAGCACCGAAACAGGAGAAGCAAAAGAAATCACGGTGCCGGGTAATTACCCTGAAAATACAACCACTATCGCCCCGTTAACGCTATACGATAAATGGGATGGTGAGAAATGGGTGACAGATACTGAGGCACAGCATAACGCCGCAGTAGAAGCAGCAGAAGCACAGCGCCAGTCACTGATTGATGCTGCGATGGCCTCCATCAGTCTGATTCAACTGAAATTGCAGGCCGGACGGAAGTTGACGCAGGCAGAAACAACCCGACTTAACGCCGTGCTGGATTACATTGACGCGGTGACGGCAACAGATACCAGCACCGCGCCGGAGGTCATCTGGCCTGTACTGCTGGAGGCGTAGGCCATTCAATATCTGGTGCACTGGAGGTATCAACCAGCTCCAGTGCATCCAGATAATCCAGCCACAAATTATATTGCGCCAGTTCCTCACCTTTCAGACGACCAATAGCGGCTTTACCGGGCCATTGCTTACTGTTCATGTATTCGTTGGCCTGGTTAATTAGTAGCTGTCTTTCTGATTCAGTAATTTCAATAAGCTCTTCATGCGTGGGTAGAGGAATATCTGCCCACGCAGGCAGCCCATCATCTCCGGCAATACGGATTTTTCCTTGTGGCGGTTCAGCCATAAACTCACTGATAATATTTTGATTCACCTCCTTTGCATCTGATAAATCCCATCCCTCTGATTTATATTTATCAATCATATCCACAGGGAAAAAAGCATTATGCCTTGCGCTATAAACATATTCGTTCATATAAATCACCCTGAATAAAATTACTCACCAACAGCCCACCAACTGTAATTCATCGATACTGTGGAGCTGGTTGATGCAGTTCTGTAAGCGGAATTAAAACCGGTTAGTGTTGGACCTTCTGCAGTCATCACGAATCCCCGTCCAGCGCCTAAAGGCGCACCACCATCACCAGAATGGGTAAGCATGGCGCAGTCCACTTTTTTAGGAAAAGGGATGCTGAATGTAATTCTCATTGTTTGCGTCGATAATGTTGGCGTAACCGCACCTCGACCATATTGCAGGATTTTCCCGTTGGGTAATTTCATCCATCCATCACCACTGGCAAAAGAAGCCATGTCCGGTATCTGATTTTCCCCTGTCCCCACCTCCCGTTTTGCCGCTTCTCCCAAACCAAGGTATGCGAGAAGACCAGCGACATCCTTTCCACTCAAATTAGTCAGCGTATTGTCCAGCGGTTGTTTACCTGCCAGCGCATTAAGCATTGTCGTGGCAAAGTTCGGATCATTCCCCAACGCCGACGCCAGTTCGTTCAGTGTATCCAGTGCCGCAGGTGCAGAACCTACCATTGCTGCAATCGCCGATTTCACAAAAGCCGTGGTGGCAATCTGTGTATTGTTGACCGACTGTGCAGCAGTGGGGGCTGTTGGCGTTCCGGTGAGTGCCGGACTCGACAACGGCGCTTTCAGTGCCAGCGCATTGTTAATGGTGGTACTGAAATTCGGATCATTGTTAATGGCTGCGGCTATTTCTTTCAGCGTGTCCAGCGTGGCTGGCGCACCATTAATAAGAGCCGTCAGTGCCGCCTGAACAAACGCGGTGGTCGCAACCTGCGTGGTGTTATTCCCTGCCGCTGGAGTTGGCGCTTTTGGTGTCCCGGTAAACGTCGGACTTTCTTTGGGTGCATACTGTGAATGCGGGTCCGGTGCGGCAAGATGTTTTGCCATCTGATCATCCACGTACACCTTCAGCTCCAGTACCTTGTCATCCACATACTTGCGGGTTGCCAGCACTACGGCAGGGTCGATTTTCAGGGTGATATTGTCCGTGCTGCTGGTAATCAGCACCATGCGCACGGTCTGGGTACGCCCGCTGCCTTCAGCCAGTTGCGGCTTATAGCTTTCCGGGCAGTTGCCCACGGCAATCAATGCCCCGGACTCATCAAACAGGCCCACTTCACGTATCCACCAACCGCCCTCGTTTTCAGGGATCACCTGTTCAGCAATAATCTGGCTGCTGTTCTGCGGGTCGATATAGAGCATATTCAGCGCAGCCCGGCGTTTCTCATTTACCAATGCTGTCTGCTTGGCGTCCGGCGTTGGCAATGTTCCGCCGCCATCGCCCACCGCCATATGGGTAATTTTTAGCGGCACACCGAGCGCGGCGGCGCTGGCAAGTTTCGCCGCGCCAATATCCGTCAGCAGGGTATAAAATTTTGTGCTCATGGATTCACTCTCATTGTGTCAATAACATGGACCGCCCCGCCTTCATGCGCGGTGCCGCCGGAAATAATTGTTTCGTTGATATACGGATAGATCGTGATTTCTTCGCCAAGATAGCTGGCGGCCCCCACCCAATGCGGACCGCTGGTCTGCAGATTGATGGACATGCCGATCATGTGACGGCTACATGGTTTGGCATCGCTTATCAGCCGCTCAAGTTCCAGATAGGTATCTTCAGTGATGCCCTGGTCCTGCACGCCGATATCCAGGCGAAACGTGCCCGGTGTTTCTCCGGTCTGCCACCACTCAATAATGCGGATCAGGAATCCGAACGGTTCCACCACCCGCCGCACGGCACTGGTAGTTCCTTTATGCTGATGAATATAAAAAGCATCCTTCACTACCTGGCGTTTGACGCTTTCTGTCCAGCCCTCGTCCCAGCGATCCACAGAGAACGCCCAGGCGAGATAAGGCAGGAAGCTGACCGGACAGGTAGCCGGATTCCACAAGTCACGCAGCGGCACCTGCAGATCAGAAATCCCGCTACAGGTTTGCGCCAGTCGGCGCTCCAGTGAAGTTGAACCCGGTGGCAGCAGACTATTCATCCGTTCCTCCGTTGGTTACGCTCCACTGCGTACATGATGCCGCCTGTGTTTTGTTCAGGACCACATCCGCCAGCGGAGAAGCCAGTTCCACACGTTGAACACCCTCAACATGCAGAGCAGCAAAGATGGCGCTACGGCGAATATCCCGACCAAGCCTCGTCTGGCTGGCAATGTACTTCTGCAGACTGGCTTTTGCCGCTGCCATTACCGGCTCTGCTTCCGGTCCCGGATAGAGAAAAATGGTGGCTTCCACGCGATACGGGATGATTTCTGCGCTGCGAACCGTAAGACGGTCAGCCACCGGGCGGACGTTCTCACTGTTCAGAGCTTTTTTCACCACGTCCAGCAGGTCTTTTTCTGCAGTTCCATCGCCTTCGCGGCTAAGGACAGTCAGCACCACCTCTGCAGGTGCTGGGCTGGTTGCACTGGCATCCGCCACCCGACCGTCGGCGCTTCGGGCATGAAATTCATAAGCTGCAGTTGGCCCCGCAACTGAAAGCCCTTCAAAGGCTGCAGGCACACGCAGGCGTAACGCTTCATCGCTTTCCATCACAGCTGCAACGGGCGGCACAGCGTCATTATCAGCAGGCGTCACCGTCAGGCGTTTCACGTTGTAGTTGGCGGCGAGCTGGTCCAGATCGCCCCCTATGGCATAAGCCACCATCACCGCCTGCGCGGCTTCGTTAATGCGCTGGCGCAGAAGCAACTCACGGTAAGCATTCTCCTGCAACAATTTGGTGACGGGTTCAGATTCCAGTTCCAGCGTGCGGATCACTGCTTCCTGCTCATCTTTCGGATGAAGCGCCACAAATTCTGCCTTGCGTTCGGCAAGCAGCGTCTCAAAGTCCGGCACATCCACAATCTGCGGCGCAGGCAACTGCGAAAGGTCAATCACTGCCATTCTCTGCTCCTGTTGATACGGAAAGGGAAACAGGCACACCGTTATTACGCCGCCCGGTCAGCTCCACCACCATTGAACCGTCAAAATTGCTGTTAATGGTGATGGAATCCAGCGTCAGCCGTGGCTCCCAGCGACTCAGCGCCACATACACTGCCGACATGACCTGCAGGCGTAATGCCGGATTTTGTGGCTGGTCTATCAGTGCCGACAGCAGGGAACCATATTCCCGACGGGCAATGCGGCTACCCTGCGGCGTCAGCAAAATGTCCCGCACCGACTGGCGCAGATGATCAATATCAGTAATGGCTTTACCGCTGGTATTGTTCATCCCGCTATAAAGCGTCATACCGGGCCTCCGGTTGTGTCGCCGCCTTTCAGGACGTCAGTATGCTGATGCGCATCAACCACGATCCCGTTAGAACTCATCGCTCCGCCGCCCTGGGTAACGCCACCATTGATCACCACTTCGCTGTTAATGCGCGTGCGGTCAGCCTCCAGTACAAACTCACTGGTTTTCATGGTGATGTTGTCAGCGGCCTCAATGACCATTGATTTGATGCCCCTGACATACCAGCGCCCGGTAGTGGGTTCGTATTCAAACCAGCCGCCGTCAGGATGTTCTGTCACGCAGGCGTCTGCCGACGTCGACGGTGGTGCGAACTGATTCGAATAGACAGCGGGCAGCGCAAAGGCAGTTTCCAGATTGCCGCCCAGACTCAGCAGCACCACCTGCTCACCTTCCGATGGTCGCCACCATGTGCGGGCATTCCCGGCACGCAGCGTCAGCCAGCTGATCCAGTTGGTTTCAAGCTCGCCCGTTTTAACCCGGCAAAGCCAGTTTTCCCGGTCCACTTCGGTGACTACACCAGTGCGGATCAGGTTGGTGATAAGGCGCATGATTTCGGTTAGTTGTGCGTTCATAGGGTTAGGTTGCACGGACCTTGAATCTATGGCATCAATACGTCCTTGTGTGGTAAATGACACAAATACAATTCCAATCAAAGAAAGGTAAAAGAATGAGCCATCCAATTGATTATTACGCTATAGAAGAACACGCAAGAATAATTGAGCAATTATGCTGTTCATCTGAATTTTATTTACAGCGTATATATTCCACACAGAAAGTATATGATGGTTCTATAGTAACTGAATTTGAAATGGAGGAGTTATCGTACAACGGATGGTTGGAATATACCATTAGCAACAATCTTATTAGCCTTTGTACAAAACTACGAATTCTCCAAGACACTAGTGAACATGAGTGGAACCCAGATTACTCACCTGAGAAAGAAGCATTTGAAGAACATGAAAATATACTTTTTGTTATAGATGGTCATGTTAAAGATTCTATACGCGAATGCTGCAATAAAATTATTCACGCATTAAGTTTTGAGTTAACAAAAAAGACCGGCAAAAATGGAATAAAATATTGGGACGGTTCTATTATTGCTTCTGGGGTTCAAAACAAAAAAAACTGGAAAATTAAAATAGACCTTTTCCCTTTTTGCCAAAGCATAAAAAGTTATTTAAGTTTATTAAGAGCGTAAACATTCTAATTTTTCATCAATAAATACTTTAAAAGTAAATCTCTTACTTCATTTTCAGTATGTTCATTTAAACCCAGCAATTTTCGGGATGGATACTTAATGACTCCCCCCTTTGGACTGACGCGATCGCGCAGACCGTAGTGATGAACACGGGCAATACGCTGTACCTTACCTTCAAACTGTACGCTGGCAGAATCCGCGCTGGCGGCAGTTCTCAGGTATTTTGTGGTGCGCAGCTTTGCAAACATCTGACGTTTGATGCGCCCCTTCTTGCTGCGTGCTGTTACCCTGCGCGGCTCATAACTGCTGCCATCTGGATTGCGCTGCATCCTGATATTCTGCTGCTGTGTCCGGCGCAGTTCCTGCGCCAGCTGGCGCATCATTCGGCTTCTTGCGGCTGGTTCCAGATTCGCCAGCAAAGCACTCAGCCAGTCGTCCACCTTCTGCAGTTCAGCCACGTTTCACCGTCCACATTTCTTCAGGTTCATCGGGTTCCGCTACTGCTTCAACGCTCGACACACTTCCGTCAGTGCTGACCAGCACACGTTCCGTCAGTTGCAGGTTGAGGCTGATATCACAGACATCGTTGCGCAGAATATCCACCTCAAAGGTGAATAACTTTTCCCGTAACGCCGGATTATTGATGGCATCGGGCTGGTTATCACGCAGCCACAGCAAAACCGGGGCCATCAGCAGATTCTGGTCGCCGCTGAAATCCTCAATCACCACGTTGAGGGTATAACGGTACTCCCATGACATGGAGCTGGCCCCCGTGGCAACCAGCGAACCGTTATCCACAAACAGATGCAGCTTATCCGGGTTATTGCGGACATAAGGCACTGCTTTATTGAGGGCGTGGCGCAGGGATTGTGGTTTGTTCACTGTTTCGCTCCTGACACGCAATAATCATGTCCACTTTGTCTGCACAGACCGCCCAGGCGGCCTCCGTTTCATCCAGCAATGCGTTCAGATCACCGTTAGTGCGCGGCGCTGCCTGCTCCAGCCGACACGGCGTCACTCGCGGACAACCACTGACGGTAAGCTGCACCTCCGGTGAGTGCCGGACGTTCCCGCAGCCGGATAATGTCAGCAGGCAAAGGAGTATCAGCCCAGCGGCGTAAATCCTCGTTCTCACGTTTCAGTTCCTCGATCCGGTGTTGTCGTTGTCTCAGCAGCGCGCTGGTCTGTTCTGCTTCGGCATAGAGCCGCGCCTGCTCCCTGTTATTGGTTTCAGCCAGAATGGACAGACTGATCAGCTGGCTATTTTTCTTCGTTAGTTCGTGCGCTTTACTTTTCAGCGCCGCGCGCTGCGTTTCGATGGTGTGGCTGGCGCTGTTAAGCCGCCACGACTGCCAGCCCAGCGCAACGAGTGCCAGCGCCGCCACTACCGCCAGCGCACGCGTCATAATCCAGCTCCTTTAAGGCACCAGGCCATCTCCCGCGCACGGCGGTTATCCAGCCCCTGATTAAACACACCTTTCACATAAACCCAGCGCGGCAACTGTCGGCACGCTTCTGCCCAGCGCCGCTGATTGAGCAATTTCACCAGCGTAGAACTGCAGGCATTGCCCGTTCCCACGTTGAAGGCAAACGACACCGTAGCGTCATATACCTTCTGCGGCGGCTGTTGCTTCACACACCTTTCCAGCGCCCGCTCCACACGCAGCACGTTGGAAATAAGCCCTTCTGCTGCCTGTCGTTCCGTGATTGTTTTGCCGGGAATGACGCCCGACGTATTTCCAATGCCGTCGGTCCAGACACCCGCGCTGCACTGATACGGCTGCAGACGACAACCTTCGTAATCGGCAATCAGTTTCAGCCCCTCCACGGAGGTGTGAAGCTGCTGAAACCCCGGCAGCGTGGCAGCAATAGCCAGCACGGCTCCGACAAGGCAGCGTTTAACGATTGATGGATTCATAGTCCTCCCGCGAAATCTGCCCGTCGCGCAGAAGCTGGTAGGCTTTGTGTTTGTAGTACCAGTTGATAGCCAGCATCAGCACACCAATCATCAGGCCGCCCAGCGTTGAGGCATCCTTGATGGACAAATCGCCCAGCCAGGCCAGCACGACGGCGATGCAATACGTGATAAAGGCGCTGATTCGCTCAAGCGTCATAATTCAGTCCCATAGCTGGACGGTCTGCACGGTGGTGGTTGTCGGAATGTCCGGCAGCTCCACCTGCAGCCCGTGAGGTAAAAAGGGGCCGTATTCGGCAAGCCCCGGATTTGCCTTCAGTACCTGCTCCGTGACACCCTGCGTGCGCCCGTAATGACGCCAGCAAAGTGCGTCCACCGTGTCATACTGATGCGCACGCACTTTCATCAGATAAGCTCCACTGTGCAGTGCGGCGCATCCTGCACCCGGCTGATGGCCCAGCGGGCGTCACGCCATAAATCACCGCTTGCTTCCGCCAGTTCCTCGCCTCGCTTCGCACCGGATGCCGTGGCGTCATAGTCCTGGTAACGTTCGTTGAGCATGGCGCGTGCCCAGCAGTAAACCGCGTTGAAATAGTGCTGAATGCGCTCGCTTTTGCCGTCCAGTTGTTCCGCCGGGACTTCTGCCAGCGAGGCATACCCCAGCATCTGCTGGCGTCTGCGAAACTCATACAGCTCTGCGTTGACCTCCGAAATTGCCGACAGCGCAACCTGCTTTAAACGCGGCTGCGTCACCGTGCCGTCAGTGCGCATGACACTGCGAAACTCCGACAGGTCCACATCAGGCCAGAACGGCGTATTTCTGATGATTTCCGCCTGTTCCGGTGCCTGTTCTGGCGCAACAAACTTCATGCTGCTTTCTCCTGAAATAAAGGGCGGTGGACGGGGTTTTGATGTGGCAGTGCCTTTCGCCACCCCGTGCCGCCCGTGCGCGGGGGCACGTTCTGTCAGCGGCTGTCATTGCGCAGTCTGCGCTCCAGCTGCTGTTTGTCTTTTTTCACGCCACAGCGGGGATCGAGCTGTAACGCATGGTTGAGATGATTAAGGGCGGAAGCCGGATTACTTTCACTCAGGACAGCGCCAATCGCTTTATGCAGACGCGCCCGTGACTGGTCCGGCATATCCAGACCGTCTGTCAGCTCCAGCGTCTGCAGCAGCAGATCGACATCAAAGCCGGTAGTGGCAAGCATTGCGCTCTGCGCTGCGTCTGCCATTTCCTCTGCCAGCACGGTCTGCACGTTGCGGTTACCCAGCGGCATCACCCAGCCATGACGCAGGGCATGACGCCCGATCTCCAGCGCTCCGACATAATCTTCGGCATCAATGCGCCACAGCATCACGTACATCAGCACGTCATCCTGTTGAGCGCCTCCGGCAGCCAGGACACCCTCCGCCCAGGCGGCGTATTTCGGCAGCAGCTCCACCTTGATTTCCGCTTTTTTGACCGTGGACTGAACGCCCTTGAGACGGCGGCGGTCTTCTGCCAGTTGCAGCAGCATCAGGTCATAGCCCGACGCGTGGCGAACGCTGCCGCCCTCGCGGGCGGCCTGTTCAGCCTGAACGCGCAGGCGATGCTGCCGTGCGGGACTCAGGCTCATGGTTTACGCTCCGGTTTCTGCTGCGGCGGCGCTGAAGTCGCCAATCTGGATGTTTTCCACCAGTGCGGCGCAGCGGTAGTCCTCAACCACATAGGCTTCGTTAACGGATTCAAAATTTTCAATCCGGTCACGTTTCGGGTTGTCGATAACCGAACGGCGGCGGGTGTCTTCCTGCCAGTAAATGGACAGGTTATCCAGACGGGTGATCAGCAGCGCATTCGGCGGGAAGAACGGCGCACGCACGGCCTGCAGGCCACCCATGCGTTTCTGACTGATGATCATATCGGCAGCCAGTTTTTCACTGTTTTCCTGCTCTTTGTTGACCAGCGGGAAATACTTGTCAGACAGCAGCTCACGACCGCAAATCACCACCAGATCGTCATCGTCCTGGTAGACCACGTCGATAAGCTCATTGACCGCATCCATCACCACGGCGTCCAGGTTGGCATATTCGCCACCTTTCCCGACTTTCACCGCACCCGGTGTGGTTTCACCGCCCGTGGTGGTGCTGCCCATGACGTGATCCGGTGCATCCTCACGGATTTTCTGCAGCCAGCCTTTGTTCACATCCTGCAGCAGCGGGTTTTCGCTACGGTTGGAGGTTTTCGCACGCTTCACGCCGTTAAAGCCGATCATGATGCGGTCCAGTGCCTGGCGTTTCACGATGGCGTCACGGATACGCACCTGGAAATCCTGAAACTTCGCCCACAGGTCCAGCTTCGCGTAGGTCAGCACCGTGTCAAAGTTGGTCTGTTCGCATTTGTATTCCACATCGATCATCAGCGTCGGATCGACAGGTTCACGCTCTTTCGCGGTGGTGTCAGTGGTTCCGGCAATGGTGCTGCCAACACCCAATCCAAGCAGCTGACCGGACTGCTCAGTCACTGGCGTGACGTTAATCAGCGTCAGGAAAGCGGCGGACTGCTGGATCTGGTCTTCCAGCGTCTGCTGCACAGACGGCTCTACGGTGAACTTGCTGGACAGTTCCTCAACTGCCACACCGTTCAGACGCGCCAGTTGCTGCAGGTAAGCGTTAAAAGCAAAACGGGTATTCTTCTTCATTGGGTTTTATGCTCCATCAGCAATTGGTCAGAGTGTCAGCGGGGGCGTTGCCGCCTGTTGCACGCTGGCGGTAGTCCTGGCGGCTGTCTTCATGACTCAGCTTATCCACCAGTTCGTTAAAGGCGGTTTGCTGCTCCTGCAGAGCAGTCTCCAGCTCAGACAGGCGTTCTTCCTGCTCAGACAGGGATTTTTCGGTGCGCGTGCTCAGGTTCTGCTGCTCAGTGGCGACCAGTTCCACGGCCTTATGCACATCAGAGAACCGGACGTCATCGGACTGCTCTTTTTTGGTAAACAGCGCCGTGACGCGGGCAAACAGGGACGGCTTGTCCTCCTGGATTTCTTCCAGTTCGATCACCGTTTCCTCTGCAGCGGTAAAAAGATTGGCAGGATTCTGCTTGCGGTTTGCCAGCGGGTTATGGGCTGCACTGGCGCTGAATGTCAGCATTTCCGTACCCAGACTGGCGGGATCATCAGTGGCAGCCAGGCCGACCAGGTAGGCTTTGCCCGTATCAGCAAACTTCGGGCTGACTTCCATAGAGGTGAATAATTTCTGGCCTTTTTTCACCAGTTCCACCAGGGACTCCGTTGGCTCAACGTCGGCATACAGTGCCATCTTGCCTGCCAGCGGACCTTCCGCGATTTCTTCAGCAAACAGCGCCGTCACCTTGCCGTAGCGGTTAAACGTGCTGTCCGGCAGATAAGACTTAATGTGCTCAAGGTTAATCAGCGCGGTATACACCGCCGGGTTGTAGCTGGCTGCCATCTGTTCCAGCCATTCACGCTGGATTTCGCGTCCGTCGGTAGTGGCACCTTCCACCCCGATGCGAAAACGCTTTGCTTTCACTGTCATGAGCCGTGCTCCGTTAGAAAAAACTTACTGGAGCCTTATGGTTGCGGTGATGGGGGCAGTGAAACAATGCGCGGTATTTGTACCGACAACCACACAAACCGCAGGCGGGGAAAGCCTTCATTCAAGGCTGTAGGTTTGTGCCATGAACACCACACTGACACCCGCAGATCTCGATCCCCGTCGGCAGGCCATGCTGCTGTACTTTCAGGGATACCGCGTAGCCCGCATTGCTGAAATGCTGGGCGAGAAAGTTGCAACCGTTCACAGCTGGAAAAAACGCGACAAGTGGGGTGACTATGGGCCGCTGGATCAGATGCAGCTCACCACCGCCGCCCGCTACTGCCAGCTCATTATGAAGGAGCACAAAGAAGGGAAAGATTTCAAAGAAATTGACCTGCTGGCGCGCCAGTCGGAGCGCCACGCGCGGATCGGCAAGTTTAACAATGGCGGCAACGAAGCCGACTTAAACCCTAACGTCGCCAACCGCAACAAAGGGCCGCGCCGTCAGCCGGAAAAGAATGTTTTCACCGATGAACAGATTGAGAAGCTGGAAGAAATCTTCCATTCCTCCATGTTCAACTACCAGCGCCACTGGTGGGAAGCCGGAAAAACCAATCGCATCCGCAACCTGCTGAAGTCTCGCCAGATCGGCGCGACCTTTTACTTTGCCCGTGAAGCCCTGATTGACGCCCTGCTGACCGGACGTAACCAGATTTTCCTTTCCGCCAGTAAGGCACAGGCCCACGTCTTTAAGCAGTACATCATCGACTTCGCCAAAGAAGTCGAGGTGGAGCTGAAAGGCGATCCGATGGTGCTTCCTAACGGGGCCACGCTTTACTTCCTCGGCACCAATGCCCGCACGGCCCAGAGTTACCACGGCAACCTGTATCTGGATGAATATTTCTGGATACCGAAATTCCAGGAGCTGCGCAAAGTGGCTTCCGGTATGGCTATTCACAAAAAATGGCGACAAACCTATTTTTCCACGCCATCCAGCCTGACACACAGTGCTTATCCGTTCTGGTCCGGTGCGCTGTTCAACCGAGGGCGCAACAAAGCCGATAAGGTGGACATCGACCTGTCCCACAGCAATCTGGCCCCCGGCCTGCTGTGCGCAGACGGGCAGTACCGCCAGATAGTCACCGTGGAAGATGCGGTGCGCGGCGGCTGTAACCTGTTCGACCTTGACCAGTTGCGCATGGAGTACAGCCCGGACGAATACCAGAACCTGCTGATGTGCGAGTTCGTGGACGATCTCGCGTCCGTGTTCCCGCTCAGCGAGCTGCAGGCGTGCATGGTGGACAGTTGGGAAGTCTGGACCGACTTTCATGCACTGGCCCTGCGCCCGTTTGGCTGGCGCGAAGTGTGGATCGGATATGACCCGGCGAAAGGTACGCAGAACGGCGACAGCGCCGGATGCGTGGTGGTGGCGCCGCCAGCCGTGCCGGGCGGTAAGTTCCGCATTCTTGAGCGTCACCAGTGGCGCGGAATGGACTTCCGCGCCCAGGCTGACGCCATCAAAAAACTGACCGAACAGTACAACGTGACCTATATCGGTATCGACTCAACCGGCGTTGGTCACGGGGTTTACGAGAACGTGAAAGCGTTTTTTCCTGCCGTCCGGGAGTTTGTCTACAACCCCAACGTTAAAAACGCCCTGGTACTCAAGGCCTACGACATTATCAGCCACCGCCGTCTGGAGTTTGACGCCGGACACACCGACATAGCGCAGTCCTTTATGGCAATCCGTCGCGCCACCACCGCCAGTGGCAACCGCCCGACCTATGAAGCCAGCCGCAGCGAAGAAGCCAGCCACGCCGATCTGGCCTGGGCAACGATGCACGCACTGTTTAACGAACCGCTGCAGGGCGAATCCGCCAATACCAGCAATATTGTGGAGATTTTTTGATGGGAAAGAGTAAGAAGAACCGCGCTGCGGCGACGAAACAGATCCAGCTTAAAAGTCAAACTACAGCCGAAGCATTCAGCTTCGGCGATCCCGTTCCTGTTCTGGACCGCCGAGAACTGCTGGATTATGTGGAATGCGTACAGATGGACCGCTGGTATGAGCCGCCCGTCAGCTTTGACGGACTGGCGCGCACCTTCCGCGCTGCCGTGCATCATAGTTCCCCGATTGCAGTAAAGTGCAACATTCTGACCAGCACCTACATCCCTCACCCGCTGCTCAGCCAGCAGGCTTTTTCGCGTTTTGTGCAGGACTATCTGGTTTTTGGTAACGCCTACCTGGAGAAACGCACGAACCGCTTCGGTGAAGTTATCGCCCTTGAGCCTGCACTGGCAAAATACACCCGACGCGGGTTAGACCTGGATACCTACTGGTTTGTGCAATACGGTATGACAACCCAGCCGTATCAGTTCACGAAAGGCAGCATTTTTCATCTGATGGAACCGGATATTAATCAGGAGATCTACGGCCTGCCCGGTTATCTTTCTGCCATTCCGTCAGCCCTGCTCAACGAGTCCGCCACGCTGTTCCGTCGCAAGTATTACATTAACGGCAGTCATGCGGGCTTTATCATGTACATGACCGATGCCGCGCAAAACCAGGAGGATGTGAACAACCTCCGCAATGCGATGAAAAGCGCCAAAGGTCCAGGCAACTTCCGCAACCTGTTTATGTACTCGCCTAACGGCAAAAAAGACGGGCTTCAGATCATCCCATTGTCAGAAGTCGCGGCGAAGGATGAGTTTTTGAATATCAAAAATGTCAGCCGCGACGACATGATGGCTGCGCACCGCGTGCCGCCGCAAATGATGGGGATTATGCCTAATAATGTTGGAGGGTTTGGGGATGTGGAGAAGGCCAGTCGCGTATTTGTACGTAATGAATTAACTCCCTTGCAAAAAAGGCTACAAGAGCTGAACGACTGGCTGGGCGAAGAAGTGATTAAATTTACGCCCTATATTCTTTCAGAAGAATAATTCCGAACTTATTTGTTTCTTCTTTGTTCACGCCTTGTCTTGGCTTCGATAAGGCGTTGAGGTTCAGTGTAAAGCCGTTCTAAAAAAAGATAGGTAAAATCTTCAAGATCCTCAGCAGCAGCTTTATCCAAAATACCTTCATGCGCTCCATCATTTCCGTCATCTTTAACGCATTCAGCTAGTTCCCTTAAAGCTTCAGGCAGTAGATGATTATCAAATAACCACTCCATTCTTAACCCTAGGCTTCTCCTTATTTTTTGCGCAGGCCCTTGCTCCCCATCAGGAAGAAGTCCTTTTGTGGCATAATCAAGGCAAAGCCTAAACATGGTTGCTGCTGCATTATAACAACCTATAGCCAAACATTTCGCCCCTTCCTCATATGCACTATTGATATGCTCAGGTAAGAACTCTGGTGGCTCCTCTACTGCTAAGTCTGCCGGTGATATAGGCCTAACAACCTCTGCAACTTCCTTTAAGCCGAATATTCCACTTTCCCAATTATAGCCATCTAAAGTTTTATTTTTCGTTAAAGGTCTGCAAAGAAACATTGTCGTTTTATGACACTCTCGGCAAACACAATAGACCTCGTACTCGTATGTTTTACCCCCGCCCAATGCATTGTAAACCCTAGTGCAATTCAGCCCATTAACATCAAACGCTATTTTTTGTGATCCACATCGTGGACAGTCATCCACTAACATAACCATGTCAATTACTCCTCCCTATGAAAAAAATGAGTTGAAAAATTGAATATTCACGACTTAAAAAGCTAGCCTATTTAACACCATAATTTCATTAATTCAACCATGAGCGCGCGCTCGTATCCCCGCCACGCCTGCCCGCTTTATGTAGTGGTTTTCATGCACCTGCATGATCTACGCAAAAGCCCGCCAGAACTGGCGGGCCTTAACACAAAAGATCCTCAAACGATCATGCGATCTCATGCAGCATAGACATGCGCGCTTATGCAGAATGTGCAAAATCGTAACATACTCAGTAAGCGTGAAACCTAGAACGTGACAGCCTTGTCAAAGCCAGAAATAATTGTATAAGAAATAGACGAGTTATCAGCCTTGTTCACTTTGAACTTGGCACCTTTGTAAGCGATAACGTCACTTCCCTTAGAATCTACAGAAAAATCTGTTGTAAATGCTGCACGAGCCATATCGTTTGCAAATTCACGATAGGTGAACTTCATTACACCGCCTGCATTTCCATTGTATTCGATAGTCTTAACCAATGAGTTACTAACTCGACACAGCCCATCAGGAACACGTTTGATAGAAATTTCTGATGCAGTATAAGAAGTACCATTTGGCGGTGATATCTCATTTTTTGCAGCATCGTAACTAACATAATCAACATAGTTACCGATTTGCCCATAGAGATTTTTTAACGCAACAGCTTGAGGGTTATGATAATTGCGGTAAATTCCATTCCCCTCACTGCAATATGTACCAGCAGCGATAGAAGACAATGCACCATTAGCCGCACCAAGTTCTAGTACGTCCGTTTTAAATCCAGTAGCAGATGTGATAATGGGATCGCCCATGTAGGCGGTAGCACTTTGCCCAATAGCAGGCTTCACCACTTCAATAGCAGTGATATTTCGGTTAGAAGCATGTGGCACGCAACCAGTTAGGATTACAGCAAGAGATATTGGTAACGCTACATTATTAATTTTCATTTTTAGCCTATTATTCTTTTCTTGACAAAAAACAAGGCGATATCTGATTGACATCGCCTCTCACTCATATGTAACCCTTTTTGATTAGTAAAAACAAGCGTCTATTGACAAAATCAATACAGCCAGCTGTCGTCTTCCCACACCTTCTGCATAATTTTCATCACTTGTTTTCTTTCTTCGTCCAGTTGCAGTCCGGTCAGTTCCACACCGTTAGAGCTACCTTTACGGATACGGATTACCGTTTTGGGATACAGGGGGCGCAGATTGCGGTAAAGCTCGGATTCAAGGGCGTCCAGGGTAGACTGGCTAATCTTCTGCTCTTTATCGATCATTATTTCAATGCGCATAAAAGTCACCTCAGCTGATGACATCCATTGAGCGGTTGTATTCGTGGCTTCTGATTTTTGCCATGAGTTCATCAGTCAATTCAGAAACCCACTGCAGAGCCAGCCCCTTCTCTTCATCACTACACTCACTAGCCGCTACAAGCTTAAGAAAAAAATCAATGCGCTGGAGCTTCAAAGACTCCAAAAAATAGTCCTGCATCTTTCCTCCTATGACACCACACGCAATGCTGTATGTATAACCACTGTTTATATTTACAGTATATAATAATCTTACTGATGTAAAACGTTTTTTTTACGCTTATCAGCCTGATATGCCTGGTATTATTAAGAGCACGAATTGTTAACCAGCGTAATTAATACAGGTTCCGCCACTTATCATCTTCCTGCAAACGCTGGTTCCGATAGAAGATACGCAGGCCTGCTCCTGACGGAATACTGCCGCCGCGAAGGAGTAAATCGACCTCTTTCTCGCTGCCATCAAATCCTCTGGATTTCAGTTCATAGACGAGCTGCTGTCGTTGATGGTCTGTAATTCGCTGTTTGTAGTCTCTACGCCGTTTCGGTTTCACCAGACGTAACCTTGCAGCCAGTTCCCGGCGCCCCTTTTTGTTCATACTGTGCAGGTAATCGTGCAACTCCTTGTCATCCATGCGGGTAAAGTCCGTTCTGGGGCCCCCATCAGCTGATTTATCTTTCTCCTGTTGGTTCAAATTTTCAGCAAGGGGACAGTTATTGCCACGAGTCCAAGGGGCGCAAGCGCCCTGGTCGGCTGCCGCCTCCTGAATGTCAACGGCCTTACGAACCATTTTCCACTTCACTGCATGAGTGCAGATCTTGCCCTCTGCAATGGGTGACCAGATGCCATAAATACGAATACCGTGATCGCCATAGGCGGTTGGCTCTTCGTTGATTTCATAAGCGGTTCTGATGAGGTGATATTTACGGGGAACCAGTACGCCGCCCTGCTTCATGATGTAGGTGGCAAAACAACCAGCATCAGCAGCAGCCAGGATTGCATCAAGGCGCGGGTTATCCAGTACCGGCGCACCTGCTTTTTTGTCACCCTGTTGCCTTGCCGCCTGACCAGCCAGCAATCGCAGTTCACGGTAAGCCTGACGCCCCGGAATGCCAAAGAAGCGGAATTGCTGAACACGATGCAGAGACGCCCAGGCATTCACGTATTCAGCGTTATCACGCAGGGATTTACCCGTTTCCTTGCTGATCTCGCCAGCCAGACCACGCCCGTCAATGTTCTTACTGATATATTTCGCGATGTAGCTTGTCGGCGTTCCTTTGCGCGGGTTAATCAACTCAGACTTAAAGCGTGGTCCCGTGTTATTCCCCAGCTCCTCGCGGTCTTCACGAATGGCAAACTTACGCAACAAAGCAGTAATGGCGCGGCGATCTTTTTTGCGCATAAAACACAACAGGTGCCAGTGAACTGTACCGTCATGATGCGGCTCAGCCACCCGCACGCCATACCAGCGCAATCCGGCTTTGTGCATCGCCTTACGAAATGCAGCAAACATGCCAACCAGATAATCACTGCTTTGTCTTACCGTCGCATTTGTCCAGGTCGGGTTGGGCCTGCCGTTATTTAGCGTGGAATGGAAACGTGACGGACAGGTGATGGTGTAGAAAACGGCGCAGTCACCGCGTATTTCCGCGATAAGCTCCAGGCCTTTAACACAGGCCATCATCTCATTGCGGCGATGCGCAGGGTTGCTGCTGCTGGCGTTTACCACATCCTCCATGTCCAGCGTGTCGCCGTCTTCGTTCACCAGTTCATGAGAACGGAAAAACTCCAGCGACTTACGGCGCTGCTCACGTTTATGCATCACGGCTTCATAGCTGACATAGGGAGATGCTTTTTTGCTGACCAGACAGACAGCACGCAACTGCTCTTCCCGCCATTCGCAACGCATCTTCCATAATTTCCGATACCACCAGTCGGCGCACAGCATACGCGCCAGCGAACCCGGAATGAGTTCATAGGGCACAGGTTTGCGGCGGTTTCTTTTCCGGCGGAGTTGCTCAAACGCAGGCGGTATGACATCCAGTCGCAGGGTTTCTGCTGCCACCTTTTCCCATGTCTTGCGGATTTCTTCCGGCTTAACATCATCGGAGGCGTACAAATCACCACAAGCGGCATCAAGACACATGCTCATATGCGCAGCGACAAGGGTGGACAGGCGTTTCACCTGATCCTGACTCATTTCAGGCAGGATCAGCAGACCGTCCAGCCCTTCATGGCTTGCCATAAAACGAAAAGATGCAGATAGCTGGCTGTCGCGTACATGCTCCAGTCGTTCCAAGCATGGCTTAATCGTCTCACGCAAATAGCGGGAATAAGCCTTTGGCCTGCCCAGGTTGCTGAAGTATTTAATACGTTGCATCAGCGGCTTGCTGATATGGGAAGGCTGGGCGTTGACATCCGCCAGAATGACCATGTCTGGATTAAAACGCTGCTGCTCATGCGCCAGCTTTGCCCGGCTAATTAGCTTATCCTGCTCCATTTCGCGCTGGACAGGATCACGGGATTCATTAAAGAAATAACGCTCCCAGACCTGATCACTCAGTGCCTCACGGCGCAGTTGTTCCTGCTCGTTATCGGCAGCGTACAGAGTGATCAGGTTTGAAAGCGCAGAAACCGGCGCAACTTCCGCCGGGTCCAGATAAGGGTTAATGGCCTTTTTCGGGCTGTTCCATGAGAATGCTGCGGTAGCCTCGTTAAAGCCGCAGCAGTTGTTCATATCGGCATGACTCATGCACGTACTCCGTACACGGCAGAACTGTCCACGCCACGCGAATAATCAAATCCCACCCAGCAGCGCGGCCCGGAAACAGCAATGATTTCTGTTGCTGATTTACCCTCGCCAGCTGCCACACCGATGTTGCGTTTTGCCTTGATGTAGTGGTGAGTAAAATTGCGATACAGCGAACGGATCAGGGATGTGTCACTGTTAGAAACAATGACCGGATGTCCTTCTGATGACCGATGTTCAAGAACGGATGCCAGGTGATACTGGTCATCTTCAGTGAAGCCGTCAGTGTGATAACCGGAAAACGTGCCGTCATACGGCGGATCGCAATACACCACATCCCCCGCCTTCAACATCGCCAGCGTTTCATCAAAGCTGGCGCAGATAAACGTTGCCCGCTGGGCTTTTTCTGCAAATGCGCGAATTTCTTTTTCAGGGAAATACGGATTTTTATAATTACCGTAGGGAATGTTGAAATGCCCGCTCTTGTTATAGCGACATAAACCACGGTAACCGTGACGATTGAGATACAGGAAATATACCGCTTTCATGAAATCAGTAATTTCAGTGGAGTAATTAAACTCCTGCCTTATGTTGTAATAAGCCACCTCCCTGTTTGCGATCTCAAATAAAACTCTGGCGCGAGATATAAACGATTCACAATCAGCGGCAACCTTTTTATAGAGGTTGATTAAATCAGGATTAATATCCGCAACCAGATAGCTGGGGTAATCCGTCTCCATCATCACAGCACAGGAACCCGCGAAAGGTTCAACCAGTCGCGGGCCAGCAGGAAGGTGTTTTTTCAGTTCGGACATAATGGCGGTTTTATTTCCCGCCCATTTCAGGATGGTGCTCATACAGCACCTCCGTTGTAATGTTTGCCTTTCAGTTCTGCGATTTCCTGACAGGTAATGCAAAGCTGCACACCTGGAATGGCGCGGCGGCGTGCTGGCGGAATTGGCGCTTCACACTCAATGCAAAGCACGCGGGACACGCCCGGCGTTTTGGCACGGGCAGCACGGATATGGCGCTGGCGTTCTTCTTCAACGCGCTGCTGTACAAGATCCATTGCATCAGCCATTAGTGGATCTCCTGCGCTTCGTTCTGGATTGCTTCAGCAGTTACACGCAGTAGTTCTGCTGCTTCGACGTGGTTTAGCTGGCGGGATGTGATATGACACGCCAGGCTATCAAGGCGAGCTGCCATTGCTTCAGCCCTTGCCCGGCGTTCTTCCAGACGAGCCTCTGTCAGTAAAATATTAAGCCCTGCATCATCCGGTCCGGTTTTAGTCGTGAGGGTTTCAATATTACGCATAATCAATTCTCCTGAATTTAGATAAAGGGATACCCGGCGGGTTTACGCCATTAATTTCATTAGTTGGTTAATTCGGCATGGTTAGCCGTCTGGGAAATAAGCTCACCACTGCACGAAAATGATTCATTGCTTTAATCAACTCCCGCTTTTCGTCAGTGGTCAGCTCATTAATGCTGATGCTATGACGTTCAGCTGGAATTTTTGCCATAAAGAATATAGCAGCCAGTGCCCGTTTATTTTGTTCGTTATTGATATCCCGTGGATCACGCATATCTTTAATAAACCGCTCAAGCTCTGACTCAATATTCAGGCCAAATACTTTCGCCCTTAACTCCGCAATATGGTTAAGTCCATTCAGGCGTTCACCGGGGCTTAATGGAACAGTCGCCGCAGCGCCTTCAATAGCCATTTGTTCCCCCGTTTTTTCGTAGATAGTTCTGCCAGCAATTCATCTTGTGAACGGCACGGATGCCAGCGTTTACCATCCTCCCCCATGATCCAGCCGTGACCGTAGTGCATTGCCGGGCTTTGTTTTACCAGCAGCGATGCAAATGATGGTTCTTTCGTCAGCATAAGCACCTCACAGCAAACCGAATGACGCACCGAGGCCAGTTACAGTATCAACTGCACTTGCCATCGCAGGATTAGCCTGTAAACGGGCCTGCAATGAAACAGCCGCCAGCGCCATCAGTCGTGTTACAGAGTTAATGCTGCTGATAGCATCACGACGACCTGCACTGGTTTTTACATCGCCAGATACCGCACCTGCAGCAACACGCCCGATCTCTGCAGTTGCACTCATGACGTAATGCGGCAGTTTCTCTTTTGCCACCTCATTAATCGGAACACATGGCAGACAATGAATCTGTGCCAGAAAACCGTCTACCAACGTTGAATCTTCAGTCAGATCGGTAAGCAACCAGATTTCTGGTGCGGTGAGCTGATGCGGTTGCTCTGGATTGAGTTTGTTTCGCAGTGTCTGAACATTCATTCCTGCACGTTCTGCCAGCTTTGCCATATTGTGACGTAGTGCAAAAGCTCTACAGGCTTCATCAAAATGCGGATGTTTGGAAATCTTGTAATCAAACATGCTGCCCCCTTAGAAAGTTCTCATAATTGAACTTAGTCACCAACGATGACATTAAAGTTGAAATTGGATTGGCCCATGTTTTTCCTGACTTGTTCCTTTTTGTACTCAAGGTAACGTATACATACTCTGTCTTTCGGTTTTTCTTTTCTTTCCAAGAATTTAGCGAGTTTACCATTATGAATCATTTGATATACCGAACCGCGAGAGCGGCCTTCCCATTCCGCGAACTCAGCTGGTGTCGCCATCACTTTTGGTACACGAATTGAAATGTCGTTGCTCATAGTGCAGTATCTCTCGATTAAGGTTTGGTTTACGTCGTTTTATCTTGTTTTATTTGATTCAATATTTGATACACCAAGATACTACGATCCAATATTTGATACGTCAACAGGATTAAAAAATGATACAAGTAAAAGCTGGCGAGAATACAGGGGGAAGAGAGGCTATCCATAGGCTAATGGCAGCCTATGATTTCAAGTCCAGACAGCAACTTTGCGATCACTTGGGCGCATCAAAAAGCACTATGGCAAACAGATACTTAAGAGATAGTTTTCCTGCAGAATGGGTGATTCAGTGCGCTTTGGAAACAGGAGTTTCTTTACTGTGGCTAACTACCGGACAGGGCGATCCAGGTTCAAACATTGACCCTAAAAAAAATATCAATTCCGTGAACTCTAGCAAAGTTAAACCTCTTTCGGAGCTTGTATCTCCTGAAATTGACAAGGCAACTCTCAACGGAGGTTTGCTGATCGATGCTGGAAAAGCAATCATTGATAGCAGCATACTCCCCTCAGACTCAAGCAACCTGCTGCTGGTGACTACTTCTGGTGATTCTTATTTAATAGATCGCAACCAAACACCACCAGTAAATGGTACGTGGTTAGTGGACATCGACGGGATAAAAAGCATTGTAAAATTGACACGACTCCCGGGAAACAGATTAGTAGTGCATCAGGATGATTCATCGTTTGAGTGCGAACTGGATGACATTGAGGTAATAGGCCGCGCACTGAAAATCATTAAGAGCCTTTGATATGACCATCAGAAAACAGCCGAACGGAAAGTGGTTATGTGAATGCTACCCAAACGGGCGAGATGGCAAACGCGTACGCAAACAATTTGCGACGAAAGGCGAAGCCATTGCGTTTGAGAATTTCACCATGGACGAGGTAAACAAGAAACCTTGGCTGGGAGAAAAGGAAGATCGGCGACACCTATCAGAATTAATTGAGCTGTGGTATTCCCTGTATGGTCAAACACTCGCAGACCCCAAGCGACTCATGGCGAAACTTGGAATTATCTGTAATGGTCTGGGCGATCCCATCGCTTCAGAGCTGACTGCCGGTGACTTTACGAAATACCGCGAAGCACGGCTAAAAGGTGAAGTGCGAAATGAAGATGGCACGCTGATGTCGCCCGTTAAGCCCCGCACGGTAAACCTTGAACAGCGCAATCTATCATCTGTGTTCGGTACATTAAAAAAACTAGGACACTGGTCAGCACCAAACCCGCTGGCAGGACTTCCGACCTTCAAAATTGCCGAAGGTGAGCTGGCTTTTCTTTCCACGGACGAAATCAAGCGCCTGTTGGCGGCATGTGCTGAATCTCAAAGCCCTAGCTTACTAATGATTGCAAAAATATGCCTGGCTACTGGCGCACGGTGGAGTGAAGCCGAAAATCTGCAGGGCCATCAAATATCGAAATACCGAATTACTTATACAAAAACAAAAGGCAAGAAAAACCGTACTGTGCCGATATCTCAGGATCTGTATGATGAACTCCCCAAAAACAGAAGAAAGTTATTCACGCCATGCAGAAAAGCCTTTGAGCGGGCAGTAAAGCGGGCCGGTATTGACCTACCGGAGGGCCAATGCACCCACGTGCTTCGCCATACATTCGCCAGTCACTTTATGATGAACGGCGGAAACATACTGGTACTGCGTGATATTTTGGGTCATGCCGATATAAAAATGACCATGATTTACGCCCACTTTTCGCCCGATCACCTTGAAGACGCGGTGACTAAAAATCCTCTTTATAATTTGTAGTGGAGACCTATTGTGATTCAAAAATTAGATATTCAATCTGATGCGGTTGCAAAGTTAAGAATGGATGCTATTCGTTCAGAAATCCAAGGTTATTCCCCTGATTTATTTATCGAATTCTGTATGCAATATAACTTACAAAAATTTGAAGATAATATCCACATGTTACGACACATGCCTTGGATTGTTAATTTATGTCTAAAGTGGTCTGCGTCAGTAACTGGCAAGAATAAAAAATTCAAAATCCTCGATAAAAATCAAGCAATAAAACTCTTCCAAAAAACTTATGAAACCTTGAACATTATTCCTATCGGTCTTGAGAGGAAGAATGGCATGCATTTCTTCATTAGAAATAATCTATACCAACAAGGAATCTACCAGAAAATTGACGCTCTAAACACAATTAGCAGACAAGTCTTTCTATTTTCAGAACTTGAAAAAAACCATAAAATAAAGACAAGTTTTTTTACTATCACGAATGTATCTATCGAAGACTTTCTTAAGCTATCTTACATATTAATAACTCACATAACAGAAGAGCATCCCGTGAGAAAAATGAATGTAGATACATTTACTATATTATTTGACATCATTCCTAGAAATACCATTGAGAAATTTCTTGATGCAATATCAATAAATTACAATGAACTATCTACATTTTGCAAATCAAAAACCTATGATAAACCTTTGCTTGAATACTACTCATCATCACCTTTCCTTGAAAAACCATTAATAAAAAAAGGTTCAGAGTATTTTCAGATACACACACAACTGACTTCAACAAGCATACAGACGTTCATATATGATCTTTTAAGAAGAACTGATGCCGAGAAGTTCATGGATAGCTTTGGAAATGTATTTGAAAATGCACTGGAATTAATACTAAAAGAAAGCGAAATTGATTTTCATAACGAAAAATACCTTAAAGAACGACTACCTAAAGATAATAAAGTAGTTGATTATTTCATTCCACATACTGAGGCAAATATTTTCATTGATGCTAAAGGCGTTGAGATACACCAAAAAGGCATGGTAACATTACGCCCTGAGGATATTGCAGGAAAAATAAAGAAATCGGTATTAAAAGCAATCGAACAATCTCACGAAGTTAATCGAGAAATATACTCTAATGAGCGAATAATAGCTCCATTCAGGGCTAACTCATATATCATTTGCATTACATATAAAAACCTTTTCTTAGGCAATGGTAGTATCCTAGCTAATACTTATGCTAAAGATGAGATGAATAAGATATATGACAAGTTTAAACATAACTATCATATCCCTACAGAGAATATTTTTTGTCTATCATTTGAAGAGTTTGAATATCTCATTGCATCATGCAAAAGGTTTAAAATTCCGCCTCATGAAGTCTTGCAATCTGCAGTTGAAAAGAACAAAAAACCATCAAGTGCTGCTTTCCTATTTTCCCACCATATAGAAGACTATTTTGATAGAGTAGTCAATTCAGTCATAGTCAATGAGGCAGGCATTAAAATGGTAGATTCTATTATCAATAAATTAAAGCCTGAATAA